TAGCTCCTGCACCAGTTGCACCAGTAGTTCCTGTTTGACCAGTAGTTCCTGTTTGACCTGTAAAACCAGTTGCTCCAGTCTCGCCAGTAAAACCAGTAAAGCCAGTTGCTCCAGTCTCGCCAGTAAAACCTGTCGCACCTGTTTGTCCTGTGGTTCCAGTTTTGCCAGTAAAACCTGTCGCACCTGTTTGTCCTGTGGTTCCAGTTTCACCAGTAAAGCCAGTTGCTCCTGTTAGTCCTGTTGGTCCTGTTGGTCCTTTATTTTTTCCAGAATTAAAATTTGTTGCGCCTATAAACATGATTATTTTTATTTCTTATATAAGTTTTTTATAATTTATATACCTATAATACAAAGTTTTTGATTAATTGAACTCGCTATTGCATACAATCTATTAGTATTATCAATAGAAATCGAAATGCTTTCTCCAGCGCTTAATTCAAATCCATTAGAGTTTGTTACACCAAAAATTCCCAAATATACAACTCCATCATTAGAGTCCATAGATTTTATTGTTACTGATAATGATATTGCGTTATCTGAAAGTTGCGTTTCCGATGTTCCAATAATTTCTTGAAATACAATTACATTGCTTCTTCCAACTGTTTGATCTGAAGCGACTACAACTGGTATACTGTTTGCACTTGTCGATTGCCCTTTCCTAGCTTCTCTAACAACTAAACCAATGTCTCCATCATTTGGCAAAGTTCCTGTTGTGGTGACAACATCATCGGCACCTTCTCCAGTCACAACAACACGAGGTCTTTTTCTAACAAGCGGAGCAGCATCATAAGATACTGCTGTTTCATCCATGACATCCCCGCCTATGCCGGGATTTAAAATTGTATAATCATCACTCATATTTTCTTCCTCCTTGGATATTTATGAAGCTTTTTTTAAAAACGATATTGAATAAATTGACTAAATATAAGAAAATATCTTTTTGGAGACAAATATGACCACTTTGCTGGTGATTGATAACGATTATTGTCAACTTTTAACAACCAATCATAAAATCAAACAAACTTTGTGGGATTGTCTGCGTTTTCGTGAACGGAACTACTTTCATAGCAGACTGTATAAACAGCGACTTTGGGATGGTTACACAGAATTTTTCAAAAAAGAAACAGGAAGATTTTTGACTGGTCTTATTCCAGAAGTTTCTGCTGCACTGAAGCATTTCGATATTGAATATGAAATTCAAGATAATAGATCAGAATTTAAATTTTCAGAAAATTTAATTGAAGAAAATTTTCTCAATCAGTGGCTACCAAAAGGACTCGAACCAATAAAACTTCATGATTATCAAGTTGAACTTATAAGCCAAGCCATAAAACATAAACGAGGAATTGTATTCGCACCCACTTCAGCTGGTAAGACTTTGATTCTTTTGGGTATATTAAAATCATTGCCTCCAAAAACACCAACATTAATTCTTCAAAATCGTGTAGGTCTTGCAGAACAAAATTATGCTGAATTGAAAAAATGGGATGTTCCCAATCTTGGAAGATTGTGGGGCGGTGTAATTGAGCCAAACATAGTAACTGTCGCCAGCGTAATGTCTGTAAAAAAAATAGATAAAGCTTTAAGTAGATTTAAAGTTCTTATTGTTGACGAAATACATGACATGATGTCTAAAACTCCAATAGATGTATACAAAAAACTTAAAAGTACGAGCGTTAGAATTGCAATATCTGCAACGCCTTTCAAATTTGGAGAAAAAGATAAAGTTCAAAAACATCAAGTAAAAGGATATTTTGGACCTATATTGAAAATAAAATCATCGGTCAATGGAGTCCTTACCACGGCACAACTTCAAGAAAGAGGAATTTTATCTTCAAGTAATTGCAATTTTTATCCTATCAATGAGCCAAGTATTCCTTACGACATATATCTTGATGCGGTCACAAGAGGCATTGCAGAAAATTTTTATTTCAATGACATAGTTACCAGACTTGCCAAAAAATGCAAAGGAAGGACATTGATTCTTGTTGATCGAATTGCACATGGAGACATTCTAAACAAGATGATTCCAAATTCGTTATGGGTTCAAGGAAAAGATAATGCAGACACTAGGAAGGAAGTAATTCAACAGCTTCAAAAATCAAAAAAATCTTTGATTGCAATTGCGACACAACAAATATTCAATACTGGTATTAATGTTTTTATTCATTCGCTTATAAATGCTGCAGGTGGTCAAGCAGATCATCAAATCATTCAAAGAATGGGTCGTGGGTTGAGAACTGCAAAAGATAAAGAAGAACTAAATTATTATGATTTTGTTTTTAATATCAATCCATATTTGTTAGAACATAGCAAGAAACGAATCAAAATTCTACGAGAACAAGGACACAATGTTGTGGTCAACGAAACGACAGATATATGATAATTCCAGAATTTGAAAAAGAATATTACGAAAAACAAATAAAATGTATGTCTGAAAGATACAAGAAAATATTTGCTTCGTTGAAAATAAATTGGACTAAATTTTACAAACTGATTTCTTCTAAATTGAACGAAAGTACATTTAGAATTTGGATATTCTTATGTGGATTGGAACCAATACTAAAAGAATGCAGAACAAAAAGCTCTAAAAAAGAAAAGCTTCAGTATTTGACAGAAACATCGAAGAAAAGAATCTACACAATAACAAAAGATGATGATAAAATTAAATTTTTCTTAAGGAACTTATGAATGATTGAAATAGAAATTACTCAAGAAATGATCATTCGTGCCACAAAAAAATCATTGGAAATGGGAGAGATAAGAAACTCGATTACCAGTGGGATGGGAAATATGGCTGGCTTTATTGGAGAGCAAGTTGCAAATGAAGTTATAAAAGGAATTATAAATAACACTTATGATTATGACATTATTGAAGACAACATACTTTGGGATGTAAAAACCAAAAGATGCACATCTAGACCAAGACCACATTATGAATGTTCTATTGCAGCTTTAAACACACATCAAATATGCACAAAATATGCATTTGTTAGATTGGAATTCAGTAATGATACATGGCATAAAGCTTACATCTTAGGATGGCTTGATAAAGATGAATATTATAAAAAAGCAAAATTCCTTAAAAAAGGGGATTTTGATCCAGACAATAATTTCACTGTAAAAGCAGACTGTTATAATGTGAAAATTTCAGATTTGAATCCTTTTGAAGTATGATCATTCAAATTTTTCTTCGCCATTTTCATCTTCAAAATGAAGAACAATTCTTCCTAAGGTTGTTGTATACTTTCTAAAAACTTTAATTTTACCTGAGTGGATTTTTCTGTGACACAAACAGCAAACTGTTATTGTGTTCATTTCATGGTATTTTCCACCATCTTTTCCTTCAATTATACGATGCACATCTAGAAGATCATAATCGCTTTCTCGACAAAAATAACAACTCTTGTCGGAAAGTTTCTTTATCTGTTTTTTGCTTTTTTTGCTTCGCATGCTAAATTATAAAGGTAAATGTTCATAAATAAAAATATGCAATTCAAAGAATTTTTTAAATCTGATTCGAATCGTTATGATGCCTATGTTTCTAGGCTTGTTCGATGCACTCCAAAAGTTAAATTGGTAACGCTGTGTGAAAATAATTTTCCAATATACAGAGCCACCATTAATCCCGACAAATCAAAATCAATTTTTATAGTCGGTGGAATTCATGGTAATGAAATAGGTGGAATCACTGGAATTATCGATTACTTATCAAGAGGTAAATTTCCCAAAGATATAACACTTGAGTTTTTTCCTATTCTAAATCCAACTGGATTTATATCCAATAACAGATTTACCGATGAAGGAAACGATTTAAATCGAGATATGTGTCATCGTATAAAACAACCAGAAGTTAAAAGTATTCTAGAATTGGCGAAGAAAATTAAGCCATCTTTATTCTGGACACTACATGAAGATGAATCTACAGATAGTTTTTATTCTTACTATTCAGACGAAGATAAAAAACCTCTTTGGGATAAATGCGTAAGAGAAGCATCGTCTTATTTTCCCATACTTGATGGGAAAATACATGGCGATAAATGCATTAATGGTTTGATATCTCATCCAAAAAAACAAAGAATAGAATCAGAGCCTAAACACAAATGTTCTATTGAAAATGGAATTCACGACATGGGTTTTCCATATTTGACAACTGAAACACCTATGAAAAATGATTTAGCTAAAAGAACATTATTTAATAGAAAGTTAATTGATATTATTGCACAATCTTATTGATATCCAGCCATTGTTTTTATAATATCCAGAACTGTGCCTTTATTATCGCTTTCAATTTTTTTACGAATTAAATCTTTTGTTTTTGTAGGCAACAATTTATAAACTTCCAAATTTTCTAATTTAGCCAGTAAATTTTGTTGATTTAAAGAGTCTATTGGCGTAGATGCTCCTTTTTTTGTGTCTAAATTAAGAGAATTTAAAACAACATCTAAATAATCTTTTAATTTTTCTTGTTTTGCTTCAATCCAAACTTTAAATCGTTTCATTTTTATCCTTTTGTTAATCTATATATAATTATGTATAGCTTCAAAAAATTTATCAGCTTAAAAGAATGGGCTGACTTTGGCTTTGGCGAAAAATTAAAAAAACCAGCTGGTGGAACCAAGCCAGCTGAAGGTCATATGCCTATTGACATTATTCATTCAAGTAAAATTATTTCAGAATTACTTTCTACACCAGAAATTGGAAATTACATAGCAAACCCTAAATTTCAAAACCTTATAGAATGGGGTGATGAAGCTGGTGCGTTGCAATTACAATTAACTCCTTTAGGGTCTTATAAGATTGTTGCCAGAAGAAAAGTTATTGATGCTGTTGGTGAAAGTAATTGGATTTGCAAAAAAGTATTTCCTTTGGATGAAGGATATCACAATACAAGAGAAGAAATATATGCTTCTGAAATTCACACTTATTTAGTTAATTTAAATGAACAGCTTATTGATTCTCCAAATGTTCAATTTAAAGGATTCGATAAACTATCTCTAAAAATGTTCAATAATGTAAGAAAAGTATTTCCATCTTATTGTATGTTTCCAATTGGTATGTATAAGAAGAGTGAAAATTATCACAAATATGTTTTTGAATTTCGTGGTGGTGGCGTTGAAGCACCAACCGCTTCAAGAGCAGAACAATTCGATATAGACCTTTATTGGGATGCCAAAAAAGGATTAATTCGTTGTTGGGGATATGATATTGATTCAACAACAAAGCAACATTCATGGAAAGTTCAGCCATCAGAGTGGGATGAATGGTTTGCACCAACGCAAGAACCAAAAGAAATTGTAGAATCTATATCTAAAATATTTATGACATATTAGGAGTGAAATGAAAAATGCAATTAATATTCTTTTAGCGTCTATATGTCTTGCTCTGATATTTTTAACAAAAAATACAAATTCAAATAAAAGTGAAAAAATAATTATAAATCAAACATCCAAAGATATTGTAATCCAAAAAGATGATGTTTATGAGAACGCAAAAAAAATAGCAAAAAAAGAAAACAAATCAATGATTCTTGTTTTTGGAGCAAATTGGTGTGTGTGGTGTCAAAAATTTGAGCATGATACATTAACTTCAAGTAGATCAATTAGTGCTGTAGAATCTCATGATACAATTATCGTTAAAATAAATGTTGATAAAAATCAAAGTACTGCAGGGAAATATGGAGTTAAATCCATACCTTGCACAATTATTGTGGATAAAAATGAAAATGAAATTAAAAGAAAAGTAGGATATATGAATGTTCGTGATTTTATATCTTGGCTTGACTAAAATTCATATATAAATAAATTCTTAAAATGCTCTAAAGTAGCCTCATCTATACCAGTCTTATATAGTTGAATATCAAAATTCATCTTTTGCATCACACATTCTTTAGAAAGTTTTTCAAAGTATGGAGACAAAACTAAATAGTACGGAGATATTTTACCAAAATTTACATATCGGTATAGCGATCCATCTTTTTCAAATTCTTTAAATTTTTCATAAGATGGTTTATTTTCAAATTGTAAACTAAAGAATTCTTTGGTTTTTCTAAGAGCCTCAATGATTTTGGGATTGTTAACTTTAGTTGTGGCGGTTTTTGATCTAATTTGAACAGTAGTATCATACTTTTTCTTCCATAATTTCCATCGTTTCCAAGCTTTATCTCCAACTAAACAATTAACTTCTATAAGTGGATGACCTTTATCTAAACTTATATGTTTCAATATATCTAATTGCGCTCGAACATATAATGGATAATCGTCATCCCCTATAAATCCAGAAGTTTCACGAATTAGCTTATAGCAAACTTTAAACATTAAAGTTTTTCTTGGATCTCCTTTTCCAAATTTATTATGATTATAACTTGGAAATAATTTTTTACTCATTTCCATCCATATTTGACATACATTCAAAGCTTTTACTTCTAATTCATCCATCTTGTATTTCTCGGCTAGTTTTTTTGAATCGATCATTATTATACCCTATAAATAAAATTTCTCAAGATGGCATTTTATCTAGTTGAAAATTATCTTAGATTAAAGTATGATATCAAAAATGAATGAAATTATTTTATTACTTTGGTTAGTATTGCTTACGATAATCGTCATTCAATTAATTGAAAAAATTTTTTCATTTTTATCAAAACAAGAATTAGACTAATCACATCTGTAGTTTTTGCAATGATTATTGAAAATGAAATTATTTTTTCAAAATAATCGATTGCAATTTTCTCTTACCTAAATTATAATAATTCTACTTGTCATAGAAACTATAAATAACTAAGACGGAAGCTTACTCTTCCCCTTTAGGTAATTGTTGAGGATACCCCAACGATAACTTACCGTGAAAAAAACTTGAGCAGCCCTGACGGGTAAGTCTTTGTAGTGAAAAACACGAATGGTGCAACGAGAACCATTGTTATGCTCGAAAAGCCAAGTCTTCCGCAGTTGTGTCAAAAATAGCCGACTCTCATTTTGCAGACAAGAAATGGGAACAACTGTGAGTTATATGGCTTCATTGGTATCAATTGTTCAAAACACAAGGAATCTTATGATGTTCATAAGAATTCATACTATGAGTTATCAGTTGAATCAAATGAATTACGATATGTTTAAACACAGAAACAATTCAATTGATTATGTATGTAATTTTATTTAATTCATACATTAAACAGCAAGATAACTAAGTCGGCAACTCGGTTTAAAATATAAAGATATAAAAATAGTAGAAAAATACTTTGTTACGACTTTTCTCTATTGATTTAAGTTCAAGCTATGGTAGATTTTATGTATGAGTTCCATGCATCCCAGTCAAATTGTTAAGCTGTTGTATGATCATGCAGCAACAGGGGCTGTTTACCTTTCAGCTACGGATGCTGTATTGGACTTTACGAGCAGAGAAAAGGCTAAAGAAGCCACGATATTTATTTGTTCTTCTTTTGGTTCGCATGAGATACCTTTGGATGGAGATTGGTCTGCAAGAATATTCTCAAAGGCTTTTTCTAATTCTTTGTGTTGTGAAGGCAAAAAGATACTTGTTTGGAACTGGAAAGTCATAGCTTCATTTTTGTTGGGAATGTATGGGATTACTATTGAATTTAAGGGAACACTCATTGATCTTAAGATTTTGGAAAGCTATACAGATACAAAGCTCGAAAAGCCAAAAACGATGATTGAATTCATGGGAAGATTGAAAAAGGTCATGTCTTCTGAGAATTGGTCTAAAACACAAAAGATTTACAAGTCGGTTCATCTTCCTTTAGCTTTGGAAGTAGTTCCTTCGCTAGAAACGATTGGTATATTGACAACCGAAAAGGTACATGCCTTTTATGACATAACTGGTCAAGAAAATGGAAGAATGCTTTGCTATAAGGCTCTCACTAGATCATTCGTTCCGCATGTCATAAGTCCAGAACAGCGTGAATTATTGAAGCCTTTGGATTTTGATTCCGTATTTGTTTATATGGATTACAAAAGCATGGAAGTTAAAATGTTGGGTTGGTTGTCTGGTGATGAGGAAATAAATGGTTTGTGTGATAGCGAGGACATCTACAGAGTTGCTTATGAGAAAATTTTGAAAACTCCTTGTGATTCCGAAGACAAAAGATCATTATGTAAAAAAATATTTTTGCCTGTCTTTTATGGTATGAGTGCTTATGGAATATCAGAGAAGTTTGGATTGCCAATAAAAGTTGCAGAAGCAATTGTTGATCGAATTAAAAATATATTTTTTAAAGCTTATAAGTGGATTGAAGATTACCAGAACAAAGCCGAAATCGATAAAAAAGTCGTGGATTATTGTGGAAAAACAAGGCATTTTCAAGATAAGTCTTATAGGGCTAGAAATTTTGCAGTTCAATCTCCTTCTGCCATTTATTGTTTGTATCAATTGATTGGTCTTTACAAATCCTTGAATGGTATTGGGAGAATAGCTTATAATGTACATGACGGGTATATGATTTATGCAAACAGGGAAAAATTAAAAGAAGTTATTTTGGCTTCCCATAAATCGTTGGTTTCAGAATGTAATTTATTTCCAAATTTGAGCATGAGCATTTCTTGCTCTGTTGGAAGAAAAATTACTGAGATGAAAACAATTAAACTGCCAAATAGGACTAAGAATGAAAAATCAAAAGAATCCGAAAAACATTTGCCAATCGTTTCCGATAACTCAATTGGAATATGATCATCTCACTAAGTGCTTTGGAAAGCTTTGTTATTACGCAGCACATCAATTGCAAAAGAAAAACTCAAAAAATAATTACACTGATGATTTTGAAGATATAAATCAAGAATTGCAATTGTCAATCATTCGTGCTGGATCTTATTATAAAAGACAGATATATATTGAGAAGTGTTTGGCTTCTGTAGATCAGCACAATATTGATGGCTTCATGAAGAAGATAATAGTTAAGCTTCAAGATTTGTGGAGCAATAGAACTAGGCATGGTGCGAACAGACAGAAGTTTGGATACAAGCAGGAACGCATGCTTGATTTGATTGTGAAGTCTGTAGTTCCAAAGAAAGTTAGACCAGATAGAAATGAACGATTGAAAATAGACACAAAATTTTCCACATACTGCAAAGCAATTGTTTGGAATGGGCAAAAAAGTATGGGCAAAAAAATAACAAGAGAGAAATCAATAAGATCGGGTCAGGTTTCTCTTTCTGAATATGATTATTTAAATGGCGAATAGCTATTATAAATCAACGGAGTGGGGTATTAGGTTGCCGGGATAATATATATAATAATTTCAAAAGCCCAGTTTTGTAACCCCCCACTCCATAATATAAAAACATGCGAATAGTTTATATTGTAAATGAATTCTGGTTTTATCTTTCTATGGCAAGGTGCAGCCTAATAACCTTGCGTAAGCATAATCCTTCTATTCCAGTCGATGTTTTTTACATCAAAGATAATAACGAAAATAATCGTAATGTTGGCGGACTGCTTCAATGTGCCGCTAAAATCCCACAGATCACCACAAATGAATTTATGGAGTTGTGTAATCGTTTGAATGTAAATGTTAAAGTAATAGACGACATTCAGATGGGTCAGGAGAAAGGTTATTGTTCCGCACAACGAAAGTTTTTAGTTAATGCATCTGAAGAAAAAACATTGTTGTTGGATGCCGACACTTTTATCTTTGGTGATATATCACATCTTTTCAATTTGCTTGATGAGTATGATTTTGTTGCTGATAAGAATTGTTTTGGTGAAAGATATTCTATGACCTATAAATCTACGACTATGCGACCATTCAATAGTGGTGTGGTTTTGTGGAATAAAGGTTTGTTGAAAGAATATGCAACAAAGGTTTTTGATTTATGCCTTGCACTCAAAGATAGAACGCATGAATTGGGTGATTGGTTGCACCAAGTTACTTCTGATAAGAATGAACCGCCACAAGGAAGGGAAGAACTTGCTTGTTCGATTTTCGTGCTTGATAAAAATTTAAAATACAAATATTTTACAAAGCAAGATGTGCAGACAAACAATTATTATGGAGATTGTCTGATTTATCACACTTTGACGCAAAATTGGATGGATGGTTATTTTAGATTCAAGGATTTGATTGAAGGAACATCTTCTCCGCAAAAGAAGATGAAACTATCGCTTTTAAAACCAAAAAGCACCTTTACTTAAATTGTAAAATTTGGTAATCTCTGGAATCAAATAAAAACGGAGATGTACATGCGAGAGTTGACACCAGAAGAACAATCCAAATTCGATTCTTTCTCTGATCCAGATAGTATAAAAACAAATTTTGCATGGGATGATACATTTCAAAGAAGAATTCTTGGAATGTTGTTGATGGATCAGACTATGCTCATTCAAAGCATAGACAAATTAAAGCCCCATTATTTCAGCAATGAAGTTCATGTCACTATTACAAAAATATTATTCAATTATTTTCAAGAAAAAAGAATTTCTCCTCACATGGCTGTTTTGAAGCAAGAGCTTTTAAATCACCTTAAAGAAAAAGATAATTCAGTTCAATTGTATTATATTTCTGAACTTGAAGCCTTATATGACTACTATGTTCCCGGCATTGATACTCGTGAATATCTTTTGGAAAGAGTTACATATTTTGCAAGGGTGCAAGCAATTAAAGTAGCATTTCATGAATGTTTGCAAAAGATGTCGGAAGCACCAGAAGACGAAAAAACATGGTCTTATGTTTATGAAAAAATGCGTGAGTCTATGAGTGTGGATACGGACTACGAACCGGGATTAGAGTATTTTTTGAATATCGAAGAGATGTTCAGAAGAATGGAAGATCAATTTCAAGGCAAGGAAAGATTCACTAGTGGTTTTCCTTCCATCGATGATGCCTTGACGAATGGTGGTTTATTTCCCGGACAGATTGCAGCTTGGATTGGTTTGCCGGGAACTGGAAAAAGTTTGGCACTAGTAAAGGCTGCTGTTGCAAATGTTCTTCTTGGTCATAAAGTTTTGTACATAACATTAGAAATGGATGAAGTTGGGATTGCTCAGAGATTTACAAGTCAATTTGCAAAGATAGATATTAATCTTTTAAGAGAATCAAAAGAACAGATAAAGAAGACTATTGCTGAATTTGGAAAAGACAAAGATGATCAAAATCTTTTTATATTAAAGCAATTTCCGGGTGGTTCTATAGATGTGAATGGCATTCGTGGATATTGTTCACGATTAGAGGCAATGGGATGGAAACCAGCATTGGTTATTATAGATTATGTTGGTGAAATGAAAGATGATCCAACTGTAAAAAAGTATGAATCTGCTTATAGAATATTGAGAGATTTGCGTGGATTTGGTGTCGAGAAACAACATTGCACATTAACTTGTGTGCAACCAAATCAAACTGCCGCAAAGTTAGAAATATCGCAATATATTGATGAATCAAATATTGGAACATCATTCGACCAGTTCAAACCTTTGGATGGATTTTGGTCGATCAATCAACAAACGATTGAAAAAGATGCAGAGGTTGGTCGTGGATTTGTTATAAAACATAGAAATGGAAAATCAAGATTCCCATTCAAGATGGCTTTTGATTTTTCAATGGGAACTTTGGACATTTACGAGATCAGTGTGGAAACTTACAAGGAAAGGCTCACTAGGGTTCAAATGCAACGAAGCGAAGATATTGCTTTTGATACTTACTCTGTTGATAAGAAGAAGAAGAAAGTTACATCACCCAAAAATAGCGTCATAGATGCAGAGGAATAAACATGTCAGAAATACCGAGCGAAAAGATTAAGGTAATTGTAAATAATAAAGAAATAATTCTTGATCCAGATAATATGAAATTCAATGAATTTACATTGAGCGAATATATGGATAAGGAATATGCTTGGATTGATTATTACGGAAAACAACTTGAAATGGCAAACAAAGAGCTATCACTAGCTGAACTTGCCTATGAGACTAAATATAACGAAATATACATTTCGAATAAAGACCAAGGAGGCTCTGACACTTATTGCAAGGCTAAATCTCAATGCAATCAGGAATGTGTTGAGTTGTTCGGAAAAGTCATAGAAAGAAAATCTGCGGTTGGATTTTTGAAAATGTATTTAAAAGCTTGGGATAAAAATCATGACAATGCACAAAATCGTGGACATACTTTGCGTAAGGAGTTGGACAAATTAAATAAGGACATATACGAAGGGAGAGATGGAAGTGATGGATTGTGCAATGCTGAAGACATTTTAAAACGGTGAATGTAGATGAAATATAATATTCGTTGGATGATAAAAGATGATATTGATTTGGTTGTAAAAATTGAAAAAGATTCTTTTTCTCAACCTTGGTGTCATAAAGATTTCTTGGATTGTTTGAAAAATAGGGGCAACATTGGAAAGGTAATTATAGTTGATAATAATATAGTTGGCTTTATTTTGTACGAACTGATGCCTAAAGGATTTTATATTATCAATATAGCAATAAATCCAAATTATCGTAGGCGTGGTTATGCCAGAGCGATGGTAGATCAATTGATTGACAAACTAGGATCAGAATCTTGCAATCCAGAAGAAAAAGATAAACGAAATTATATAAATTCCTATATTTCTGAAGAAAGATTTCATGCCCATCTTTTTTTCAAGAGCATGGGATTTAAAGCTGTATCTATAGAAAAAGATTTTTTTAGAGATGACGAGGGAATCTTTGATGCGTATCATTTTTTGTATAAGACGAATTATTGCCAGCCACAAGACGAATTTGCAAGTAATTTAATGGCTTATGATGCTGAAGATTGCGAAGGAATTTAATGATTTGGGATATTAGATTTTTAGATTTAGCTAAACACATTTCTCTTTGGAGCAAAGATCCATCAACCAAAGTTGGTGCTGTTATTTTTGATTCCGACAAAAGAATAGTCTCTATAGGTTACAATGGATTTCCAAAAGGTGTTTGTGATGATCCTCAAAGATATGATGATCGAGATATAAAGTATAAAATGGTAGTCCACGCAGAGGCTAATGCTATTTTATTTGCCCAAAGGAATTTGAATGGATGTTCTATAGTTACATATCCATTCATGCCATGTTCTGGTTGTGCCTCTCTAATCATTCAAAGTGGAATTAAAAGATGCATAGCACCAAACTTATCAGAAGAATTGGCAAAAAGATGGAAAGATTCCTGTGACATTTCCAGAACAATGTTCAAAGAGGCTGGTGTTGAGTTGTGTCTATATGATCATGAATAATTTCATTCAAAGGATTTAGCCTTTTGAAGAGCAGAAGCCATACTTTGATCCATGTCCAAATATTTATATTCTCCCAATCTTCCGCCAAATGTTACATTACTTGGTTTGATTGATGAATATTTTTGATAAATTTCAGAATTTATTTTATTTCTAATTGGGTATAATGGGTCTGGATTTTCTTCATATGTTGCTGGAATGTCGTAGGTTATTACGCTAGTGAAATCTTCTTTTTTACCAGCATAATGTTTGATAGACTCTCCGTGTTTGTAGAAATGACGATGCTCTATGCTTCGAAGATATCGAACCGATTCATCAACATGATTTATAACTGCATTTCCTTGTTGATCTCCAATAAATTCTTTTTTCTCAAATTTCATGGTGTTGTATTCAAGTTTCCCAAATTCAAAATCAAAAAATTCATCTATTCGACCTGTATAGACAATCTGTTTTGCGAGACGCATTAGTTTGTCTTTTTGTTTTATAAAATCTACACCAACCTCAACATCAATACCATCAAGCATATTATAAATTAGATTTGTATATCCATTTTTTGGAATCCCTTGAAATTTCGTAGTAAAATAATTTTCGTCATATGTAAGTCGAATAGGAAGTCTTTGAATTATTGATGTTGGAAGTTCTTTTGGTTCTCGCATATATTGTTTTTTTGTATATCCATAGAAGAATTTTTTATATATTTCTTCTCCAACCATGGATAATGCCCATTCTTCAAAATTACTTGGATTTTCGCATGGAATTTTTTTTTCTTCTAATATTTTTTTTGCTTCAGCTGGAGTTTTTATTCCCCAAAGTTGTTGAAGTGTCATCAAATTTATTGGAAATGAATATATTTTTTCATTCGATAGAACTTTTGGTCTATTTATAAATGGAATAAATTCAGAAAAGTTATTGGCAAATTCCCAAACCTCTTCGCTGTGTGTGTGAAATACATGTGCGCCATAAGATGAAACATAGTAATCATCTTGAGGCATATCGTGTGCTGCCCCTGCAATGTGTGGCTTTTTATCTAGAACTAAACATTTTTTTCCAAGGTCGGTAACTCGCCTTGCAAATGTTGATCCAAAAAATCCTGATCCAACAATAATAAAGTCGTACATAATATATCCGTAGTTAAAGCTATAATATTATATGCCTAATTTTGATATCATTCAAAAAGAAATTAAAGAGTTATTGAGAAAGAAACTTGTAAACGGCAAGATACTCCTTCAAGATTGCAAATTAATTGATGAAAATTCTAGAAGAAGTCCTTCATATAGCGACCCGCTTTATGTTCCTTTTTATTACCATTTAGGTAAATTTATAAAGCCAAAGAGTGTATTATCTTTGAGTTTCAATTTAGGATTATTAGAGAAGTGTTTTTTTATGTCTTGTTTAGAAACAGAGTATTTTCTTGCTTTCCATCAAACTGATAAAAATGTTTACTTTTCTAATCGTATGGGCTTTTACAATATTAGAAAATCTTACAAAAAAGATTTTGATTTTTTCACAGGCGATATGAAAAATGATGATTTTCACGATAGAATCGGGAAGAGAAAATGGGATGCAATTTTTATAAATGAAGAAAAAAATTATGATTATATTCTCTATATGCTTGAAGTATCATGGGAATATTTATCAGATGATGGCTGTATTATTATTGACAATGCTTTGGATCTAAAACCTGTGAAACAAGCGTATTTGGCTTTTGCTGATAGTGTTGGTGTAAAGCCAAATTTTTTTGAAACAAGATATGGAACTGGTATTTTGTTTAAGTAGTTACTTATTTAGTTCACTGGGGGTGCGTGTGGGCTACGAAATTATTTATTCCTATCATGAAAAACAGGATGGGAATTACAACAAAGAAGAAACAAAAACCTTAAAGAAAAAGGTCGGAGATCCATTTGAAGATGTTTCTCTAGAAACATTGGCGAGTAGTGTCATGGGTCAATTGGCAAGAAGAGATATTTTTGTTATTGGCGTTGAAATATTTGAACTCGCTAAAAAGAAAATTACTTTTAGAGAAGCTGATAATGGTGTGGTCATAAAGAACAAAAAATTCTTATTTGATCAGACTTCTGGAAATTTTATAACACAAGAAGTAGAGCCAGAGAAAAGCACCGCAGTAGTTCCATTGCAGGGGCAGAATACTCTTTATCCCCACGAACAATTGGCAAATTCAAAAAAAGAATTAACTGCAAGTGGGCAGTCAGGAAAAAGAATTGTAGACAATGTGGTGTTTTTTCCAGAACCACAAATGATTACCGAAGTAAGGAACAAGGGATATAGACTTACGGTGGATAAAAAGTATGCAGTTTATGGAAAGACTGGTTCTATACATGGCGAGATACTTACAATTATTGATGACACTAATCGGGAAATAAAAATAAGCGATAAGTTTTTTGTTCCCGGCAATGTGAATCTTTTGGCAGATAGTGAGTTGAATTTTTCTGAAACCCAAAAACAAAGGGAACATGGCAACCTTTATTGGGGCGGAGCAGTTGCTGATAATGTGCCTAACCTAAGAAAGTAGGATGATCATGAAGAAAGAAGAAAAGATTGCAAAAAAGCGTAAAGAGCGAGAAAAGAAGTCTAAAGTAAAAGTTTTACTAAGGCGTGAGGCTGTACGCAAAGAGCGTAAAGAAGAATCCAAGAAATATATGCTCGAAAAATTAGTTCAGCCAAAACAAAATCCCATTATCAACATGAAAAAGAAAGATGAATCCATGGAAGATAGAGACGCAAAAATCAAAGAGCAGCTTTTGAAAAATCAACAAATATTGAAAGCATTAGAGGAAGAATTTTCAAAAGAACGACAAAGCAGAGATGATCTCAATGGAGATTTGGAATCCAAAGGACATGGAAACTTGCAAGATAAACTCGCAGCAATGCACAAGGAAGTTGTTGAGTCGGAAGAGAAATTGCAGAATCCAGATTCACCCATCAATATTTAATTTTTAAAAGAATAGTTTTTTTTATAAATTAATCTTGCAATGAATTCTAGATAATGATACTAATAAACGAAGTCAGACAACGAGTTGTTCGTTGTCTAAACTACTTAACTTTTAACTACGAGGCGAACTATGGGAATTGACTACGAACCACTAGACATTAACGAAATTAAAGCAGAAGCTAAACGAGTTAGCTCAGAAAACGGTGGAGGTCTTGACAACGAGTACCTTCAAAAGTTTGTTAAGATGCCAGATAGGGATGGATTCGTAATGATGCGATTTCTTCCAAAGAAAAAAGGTCATCGACTCTACTGTGCGACCAGAATTCACACGCTGACAAATCCTACGACCAATCAAAAGAAAACCTATCATTGCCCTAGAGAGCTTTCACCAAACGACAAAGGTGCAGAAGCTTGGCGTGGCGAATGTATTATTTGCAAGTACTATTCTGACTTGTGGCAGAAGTCCGAAGGTCTTTCTGGAAAAGAACAGGAAAATCTTCAGAACAAAGCACGAGAACTCAAGCCTATAGAACGCTATTATTACAATGTAATTGTGCGTTCAGAGGTTGATCCGAAGAATAAAGCTACAGCAGCTAATGTTGGACCTAAGATTTATTCTTGTGGCAAGCAAGTTCATAGCAAGATTATGAGAGCAATTTCTGGTGATGAGGCTGCTGGAGAAAAAGAACTAGGCGATATCACACATCCAACAACTGGTCGTGATTTTAGGCTTGTAAAGAAGGTTGTTAAAAGTGGGAATAGAGAGTATCCAAACTATGATTTTTCAAAGTTTGAGGAAGCGTCTATTGCTGGAACACCAGAAGAATTGGAAAATTGGTTCGGTAATCTTAACGATTTGTCTGCGTTGAGAAAACTGAAGACTTCCGAAGAAATCAAGCATGGTCTTCGTGTTCATACAGGTATGGTTGTTGAAGGTGACTCGGCTGGAGAACTCGATGAGTTTTATAGCAAATCACCAGTTCAAGCTGCTGCAAAATCTGCAGAATCTGTAATAACTGGCTCTGATGTCATCAGAGAAGAAGTTCTTGTATCCAAGAAGGTTTCAAAGAGTGTTATTAGCGAAGATGAATCTCTTGCTGATGATGATTTCTTGAAGCAACTTGACGGAATCTAAACAATCACTTTTAGCGTGAACGCATCTATGGGTGTGTTCACGCTTTATCATATTCAAATAATATACAAAGGAGATACTATGGCTCGTAAAAAAGTCGATGAAGATAATTTCTTCCAAGATTTAGCAAATGAAACTGGTGGCGATATTGTGGCTGAAATTGATAGCGTTAAATATTTTGTAGATAGTGGAAATTTGGCAATCAATTATATTTGTAGTGGAAAGTTTATGGGCGGTGGAGTTCCGGGCGGTAAGCTTACGGAAATTTATGGTCCTTCATCTAGTTCAAAATCTTTGATTGGAACAAATGTTTTGTTCGGTTGCCAGCGTTCTGGTGGAATTGCTATTTTGGAAGATTGTGAGAATTCTGCTAATAAAGAATTTATTCAACGAGCATCACATTGCGATTTGAATAAAATCGTCAGACATACTCCACAAGCATTGGAAGATGTCTTTTTGAAGATGTATAAATCTATTGAATTTGTTCGATCAAAAAGAAAAGAATGTCCGATTGCTATTGTTTATGACTCCATTGGCGTAAGTCCATCGGCTAGAGAGCTTAGAGAGGTTAATCTTCCAGAGAACGCTTCGAAAGCTGATTTCAAACGCATTGTTGGTGGGCATGAGCAACCCGGAGAAAGAGCTAAGATTTGTTCTAGAGAATTCCGAAAATTGAACACAGTTATGGAAAAGAATGATGCTACTGTTGTCATTTTGAATCAGACTCGTTCAAAAATTGGTGTTCTTTATGGAAATCCAACCACAACTGCTGGTGGTGGTAATGCTTTACCGTTTTATGCTTCGTGTCGATTAGAAACATCGACAATGAAGAAGATAGAATATAAAATTAGTGCAAAAAAAACCAAGATTCTTGGCATTAACATTCGTGTTAAAAATGTTAAAAATAAGACTCATACACCATTTATTTCAACAGAAAACATTCAATTGCTTTTTGAACACGGAATAAATCCTGTTAGTGGCTTATTATCTTGTTTGCTTGATGCAAATAGGATTATTGCCAAGAGTGCTGGAAATTTCATCGTTGCAGAGCCTTATAGCAATGGTGAGGAAATTAAATTCAAAGCCTCCTTAGACAAGAATGAAATTCCTCTTGAAATCTTGCTCAAATGCCCATCGATTATTGATGCAGCATCTGAACAAGATATAATTGATTATTTGGAGCCATTTAAAGCAGCTATGGAATTCCAGATTGGTGGTGATGTCATAGAAACAGACATAACCAATCAAGAAGGAATAGATGATGAAATTGATTCAGAGATAGAAGAATAATCAATTTTATATTTGGTTTTTCCAAGCCTCTTTAAAGTTTTTCCTATATTTTTGATGTAGTTTTTTGCTTTTGTTATTTGGGAATAGATGTTTTTTTCATCTATTCCTTTTTTTTTGAATTTTGCAATTAGTTTATTTGTATCTATTTCTTTTTTGCTTTGAAGTGTTTTTATTATATGTGAAAATATTAAATTACTTTGGTTTGTTTCTTTTTTGTTCAAAGTTTCAATTGTTTTATATTCAAATTCTTCTTGTTTGCGATTTGTGTCGCAAATTTCATTTGCCAATTGTTCTAGTGATAGAGAATTTTTACTCTCAGTGCTTATTATTGAAAGATCTGCGTTAAATGTCTTGGAAAATTCGATTAAATTACTCAAATTTTTTTTATTTGTAATAAATTTTCTTTTGTCCTTCAATTCAATCATCAAATAATTCATAGAAACTCCTTGATTTGGTGTTACTGTATTATAAAAGAGATGTCGTTGACTTGGCAATGAGGTGAACATGAATAATTGTAATAATAAAAGGCGTTTTGGAGTTGAGTTAGAAATTAATGCCTTCGATGGCAGAAGTCGTCCATTTGATTATGAATTGGGAAATTTGCCAAAAGGAATTTTTTATGTTTCTTGGCTGGTTCAAAAAGTTGCCAAAGATAAGGTGTTTATTCAAAAGTGGGGAAATAATCACAATAATGATTCTTGGATTTTAAAGCCAGATAGTAGTTGTGGTATCGAAGTATGCACACCAGTTTTAAAGGGAATTGATGGAGTGAGAAAAGTATCTACTGTTGTCAATGCTTTTAGCAATGACAGCAATATAAAAGCAGATGAAAGATGTTCGTTTCATGTTCATGTTGATGTTCACGATCTTTCTGTTGATCAAGTTGCTTCTGTAATTAGTTGGTGGATTAAATGCGAATATGTGTTCGCAAACATGGTTCCAATTAAAAGAAAAAGAAATAGATATTGCCAGTTATTGTCTTTTTCCGACATTGTTGATGAAGTTGAACACCCACTTATTAGTTCTAATAAACTTATAAATTCAATTGGGATGCATAAATATTATTCGATTAATACATATCATTTCGTAAACAATAAAAGACAGACTATTGAATTTAGAATAATGGATGCATCTGCTTGTTTAAATTATTTTGATGCAAAAAATTACATTTTATTTCTTCTTCATTTTGTAAATATTACTTCCAAATTACCATTATTGAAAAATTATGAAAAAAATAACCAAATGACTGGCTATGCTTGGTTAGATTTCAATAAAGTCATGGAATTGCTTAGATTTGATGATGATTCTAACTTATCGTCTGGTCTAAAAGAGGTAAAAGAATGGCTTTTTATGCGTATGAAGCAGAATATATTATGTGAGATTGATGGAGTGTTTGGCAATGATTTCAAATTTCATCAACAGCATGATGTTTTTCAATTCGAAAAAGATTCAAATTCATTATTGAATAATAAATTTATAGAAGATAAGTTCTTGGATTAGGATATATACCTTCATAGAAGGTGAATATATGTCGGACAACATCACAAAGATAAAAAGTTCGATTCAAGAATTAAAAAATCTCTCAAAGATTTTGATTCCATACAATTATCCCATTAAAAATTCAGAAGCTTACGAAGAAGATCTACTTATTTTTAAAAGTAGAAAATATGTCGTTGATGGATATTCTGTAGTAGCTCACTACCAAAGATGTGATTATGAACATTATTATATGGATGTTTTACAGCTTTATGGTGACTATAGCACCTTTTTGCCGATTTCTGTTAATTGTAAGATTGCAAAGTTGTTTTTAGGAAATGATGAATTGTTTCTCATAGAAACCTATAAACAACAAAAAAAGATATATTGTTGGACAGTTTGTTTGAACAAGGAGGAGAGGGTGATTGAATCTCCAATTCGTAAAGATGGTGACTATACACATCGTTTCTATGATGGGTTCAAATACTTTTATATTCCTCCTAGCAAAGTTTTTTTCATTTAAAAATTTTACGAGGTGTAATCATGAGCCAAAATAAAATACAATCTATGATTGTAGAGCATCTTATGAGGCATGGGAAAATTGAATTACTTTTGCCGGACAATGTTACATTAGAAATAGGAATAACACAAGAAAACCAAAGAGGAAAATTTATAAAGAAAAATGACTATTGTTGGGTTATGGCATCACAAAATGATCGAACAGCATGTATTGATGCATTCAATTTAGGGCTTCGTTTTGCAGATGATAAAAAATCTTTAATACTAGAAGACAGCTTTATCAATCAAGATGGAGACCATGTAAGAAGATTGGATGTAGTTTAAATACAATCGTATATATTGCCTAAAGTTTTGGAATGACTTAGAATTCCTGTAGATAGTAGGAACAACTCGGTAGTTCCTACGGCAACTTTGTTTTCTGCGAGTGGAACCAAAAAGTCTACCCATATAATGAATCCATTATTTGTAAGTTGGAATCTGGATATCATTATTTGTGTTCCTTTTTGTTTATATGATGTATTGGGAACAATGTCGAAATTATTTTTATGTTCTTGGACTAAATCATTGATTGTTTTCAATAATTTTGGAGCATCTAAGAACTCAGCCCATTTGGAGACTAGTAGTTCTTCAAACTTTTTTTGGTTAAAAATCTTTTCCATATCTGAGGTATAGTATGAAAAATATCGATCATTTTTTAAAAGAATACTTTTATAGGCTTTCTGATGAGAATCTAAAAGTGCTTCATAGTAGACTTCATTTTAGGTATCAAGGCGACATTCCAGAAGTCTTGAATTTTGTTGGAAACAACAAAGATCTCGACAGATGGCTTGGTGGAGCATCTGGATGCTTTGATTTTTATGGCATGGTTGACACTATGCATGAAGCTGTAAATCGTGAATATCAAAAAAGATTTGATATTCACCGCTAATAAATTTAATAGCAGACAAGTCTAAATAATCATATCCAGACGATGGAGATAAATGATTATTTGGACTTGTCCTATTTGTAAAACCGATGATTTGACATTGAGATATAGTTCTGGAAAAATGCGTACATGCAAAGATTGTCAGAAATATAAAAATATTCAAGCAAATTGTTCCGTCAAAAGAAAAAGAAAAAAAACTCCTCAAGTCGCTATCACCCAAGAAGAATTTCTTACATGGATAAAATCTCATGTGAGAAAATGTTTTTATTGTGGTGTCACAGAAGCAGAAATTTTAAATTTATCAATATATTCACAAATTGGATTGTTGGTTGAATCATTAGGTGTAGATCGCATTGATAGTGATAAGGATTACACACTTGATAATATTGTTCTTTGTTGTTTGGCATGTAATAAAGTAAAGAGCAATAGCTTTAGCCAAGAGGAAATGGGATCTTTGGGCAAAACCATTTCGCAAATCTGGCAAATTAGAAAAGAAAATAAAACCAATTTTTAAATGTTATCTTTCCCAACAAAGCTGCTTTTGCTATCATGTGCAATTCAACCTTAAGAGAAATAATGTTATGAGCGAATTGATCCAAATAATAGATCAGACGGATCTTGTTCCTTGTTCGAAATATCCATACGCAAAATGGGAATATGAAAATTTCAATCCAGTTCAAAGTAGAATTTTTGAAGTTTTTGAAAATGATGCTAACTTTTTGGTTTCCGCAAGAACTAGTGCTGGAAAAACTGTTATTGCTGAAATGTTTTTGGCTCAAGAAATTCGTAAGCGTGGTGGCAAAGGAATGTTTCTTGCCCCATTAAAAGCTTTGGCTCAAGAAAAAATAGACCAATGGACAGACTCGTCATATCATTTTCATGATTTGAATATTTCAATATGCACAGGTGATTATAGGATCACCGAAAAAAGACAAGAAGAATTGTTGAAATCAAATCTAATCATCATGACTTCGGAAATGCTCAACCATAGAGCAAGAAATATCAATTCTGAAAAAAGTGCCTATCTGAAAGAAATAGGAACTTTAGTAATTGACGAATCTCATCTTTTGACAGTTCCCGGAAGAGGCGAACATCTTGAGGTTGGATTAATGAAATTTACTCAAATTAATCCAAATTGTCGGATTGTTCTTTTGTCTGCAACTATGCCAAATGTGAGTCAAATCGCAGAATGGTTATGTGAACTCAATAAAAAGAAAACTTATATTTTGAATTCTGAGTATAGACCAGTGCCTTTGGGAATTCACTATGAAAACTACGATGATGAGCATTGTTATTCTTATGACATTGAAGAAAAGGCAAAGATCGACAAAGCTTTGGATATTATAAACGATTATCCCGATGATAAATTTTTGGTTTTTGCACACACAAAAAGAACTGGTGATTTGATAACTCGGACATTGAAAGCCAATTCAATTGATTCAGAGTTCCATAATGCAGATTTGGACAAAGAGAAAAGAATTGATTTAGAAAGAAGATTTAAGAAAAAAGATGGCTTGAGAATTATTGTTGCAACTCCAACTTTGGCTTGGGGAGTTAATACACCTGCTAGGCGTGTGATTATACTTGGAGTTCATCGTGGCAAGGATGAAGTAGAAACTTATAATGTGACTCAAATGGTCGGTAGATCAGGACGATTAGGAATCGATCCTCGTGGCGATGCTTATATCTTATTGCCAAACTCTAATGCAAAAAGACATCGTGACAGATTGAATACTCCACAAAACATTACTTCTAAACTCTTAGAGAAGCCAAGAAATCTCGCATTTCATTTGGTTAGTGAAATTCATCACAGATCAATTGAAAATGTTGCAGACATTAAGAAGTGGTATGAAAGATCATTGGCTAGTTTTCAAGCAAGGAATCTTAATCAGACCTATATCAGCGAATTGCTTGTCGAAATGATCGATAGAAAAATTGTTCATAATGATAATGGTAATTTGGAAGTTTCTAGTGTTGGAAAAATAGCAAGCATTTTTTATTACTCTCCGTTTGACATCGCTGACTACAGTAGAAATTTTTATTTTTTATTTAAGGAAAAAAAACAAAACTCTGATTTGCATGTTGCTTTGGCTTTGGCAAAAATTGATACCAATAGAGCAAATATAGTCAACAACGCAGAAAAACAAGAAATGAGCTTGTTCGACAAGAGGCTACAAAAAGATTTTTACTCAGAATATAAATTTTTCACAGAAGGAATCAAGAAATCTGCCTTTTGTTATTTTAATTTGTTGAATGGATCGTATGTAACAGCTTTGGCTGGATATCAAAGAAGTTTGCAAAGCGAATTTGAAAGAATACAGCAGATATTGGTCGCACTTGATTCTATGAGTGGGAAATGGGGTCAAGAGTCATTTTTAAAGGATTTGGGAAGTCGCATTAGACATGGAGTACCAGCACATCTTATAAATTTGTGCCAGTTGCCAAATGTAGGTAAAGTTAGAGCAACAAAGTTATACGATTTGGGATATAAAGATGTTGATTCTGTTGCCGAATTAGATGATGCTAAATTGAAAAAAATATTGAATCTTAAAGAAGATTTGGTCAAAGAAATTAAAAGCGTTGCATCAAGACTTTCTGCGCTTTAGCCTGTTTACTCTTTCAATTAGCTTTGCTATGTTCAAATAGCCCTTTGCACCCTTTTTCACAGATCTAGCTCTAAAGAAGACCTTTGTAGCAAGAATGCTCGATGGTGTGCATTGGGTGTCAATCCAGCAGGGTGTACAACAATCTGCATTTATTCCTTTTGGTTCAAGCGAAACATCAATTGGATCTCCATCAGCAACAAATACACTATCTTCTTCTGCGGTTATTGTTGTGCCATTTATTTTTAAATCAAATTCGCAATCACCAGCATCATATGTGGCAAATACAAAGCCATCACCAACCATTCTTAACGACACATCTGGATCAAAGTTTGTTTGCCCTTCTGTTCCATCTACTATTTCTATGCAACAGCTATCAACAGTTAATTGAATTTCTACCACTTCGCATGGCACTGAACAGCTTCCCCCAAGAGCAAAAACATAATTATCTGAATTTTTATTTGATTTTTTTTTAAATTTTGGAAAAGGTATGAGATGAGATCCAATGTTTATAGTTTCCCAATTTTCTTTTTCAGATAATTCTCTTAGTAATGGTGCGGGTTCTTCTGGCGGAGTTGGATCTTCGCATTTACATCCTTCGGGATAATCTATTTCGTCATAAGCTGGTCCTAATTCAAAAAAAAGACTAACACTACTGCAGCATGGTGGTGGACAACATTTAGAATCTGAGCATGAGCAACCACAGACTGGATCTCCTGCAACGCCATTTTTAAAAGGACCTTCACAAGCCATTACTTATTGATTCTCTTGTTTTCCGAAGAAATTCTGTGGATATTCAATCTTAACAATGCCGTTTTCTTTTGTTGGATTGCCATCCTTGTCTTCTGTCCACCATCTGACTTGCTGAACTTCAATTCCAAGTTCATCCATATGACATCTATCATTTTTATCTACTGGCAGATGGTGTTCAGTGCCATTAATTAGAACTGCAACTTTACATTCTTTTTTTTCATGATTGTAAAGCAAACAATTTTTACATATTGGTTCTATTTTTTTCATAGGTATCATAAGAAATTATAAGTGACAATTGGTTATAAAAAACAGACTTGGCTGTTGATAAAAATTTATAAATCATTTATGATTACTAAAACAACGAGGATTTTATTATGAAAATTATTGGTTTTGCATCGCAATTGGCTATGGGAAAAGATACCGCAGCCGATTATTTGGCTATCGAACTTAATCGTGTTCAAACTACCGGAACATGGGAAAGAGGAGCATTTGCAAACGCTGTAAAAGACACATTTTGTAGGGCATTCAATGTCGATAGAGATTTTCTAGAAAAATGGAAAAGAATTGATGAAGCACCGCCCGGAATGAAAATGAATATCCGCAAGGCGTTACAATTCGTTGGCGATGGATTTCGCCAAATTGTAAGCGATATATGGATTGATATAGCCTTAAGAGATGATGGCAAGCAACTCATTGTTTCTGATTGTCGATATATCAATGAGGCAAAAAACATTCGTGGGCGAGAAGGTATCAATGTTATCATGTATCGCACTAATTATTTCAACAATGACACCAATCCTTCAGAGTCTCAAATAAAACCAATCATTGAATGGTGTTTAAAAACTCAAAAAGAAGGCGAAATCATGCATAATGATCCAAACGCACCAGAGGGAAGCGAACTTTATGATTATTTTCTTATAAATGACAAAGAAATAGTTGATTTGCATTATAAAATAAGAGATTCATTAATTCCTTTTATTGAGAGGGCGTACAATGTCACTAAATAACTATACATTACATCCAAATATTATTGTCGAAAAGGGTTGGGGACATGAACAATGGATATGTAATAATGAAAAATATTGTGGTAAGATTCTTTTTTTTAATCCAAAAAAGAAATGTTCTATCCATTATCATGCTATAAAGGATGAGGTTTTATTTATTTTGGAAAATGATATAGAGATGTTATATGGATGGGGTGGAGAAGAATTAAAATCAATTATTTTAAAAGAAGGAATGTCTTTTCATATTCCTACTGGATTAAGACATCAAATGATAGCTGGAGAAAATGGAGCTAAAATTATAGAATTTTCTACGCATCATGAAGATAGCGATTCGATTAGATTGGAAAAAGGAGATTAGTCTTTAAGATCTTGTTATTTCGTCAACTCTTCTTTTGAGTTTTCCTATACCAACTTCCGTCATAACTACAAACTGCCAACCTCTTGCTTGGCAGTGATGTTGACACGCAGCCCACTTAGCGTGATTTTTTGGCAATTGCGTTTGATTAGCTGGCTTTATTTCCCATATTTCTACATGTCCATCCATAAAGTAAATACTAAGATCGGGATTGTATTCATGCTTTTCTCCTTCAAAAATATAATCAACTTTGAATGGTTCAACATCGTATTTTATAACTTCTGGCAAATATTCTAATTGTTCATATACTTCTACTTCGTAGCCACTTCGATAATGCATTTCTTTTCTATTTTTTCCTGACATGAAATAACCTTCACGAAATTTTGGCTTTTGCTGCTTTAATTTTCCACTTTTTTTATCAATATCTTTCCAGATTGTTGCTCGCATTTGTCCTATCTTTGGAATATCTTTTTCATGTGGATGCTTTGATTTGAAATGTAGCCTTAAATCTCTGACTGGACAACCACATCTTTGTAGTGGGCATACAACATAATCACGACCAAGTTCGTGAGTATCCTTTATGTGTTTGCTATACTCGTCATATTCGTAATAGGCTCTGCCACATACGAAACATTGATATTTGCGAACATGATTATTTTTTTGAAATGGCAATGTCATTTAATTTTTTTGTGCAGAATTTTTTCTGCTTCATCTCTGTCTAAAATTTTAATTTTTTTCATTTCTTTCATATTGAACATTGATTCTGATTTTTCGTCATTGATACTTTTGACGAGATTTATTGCAAGGACTCTAATTTCGTCTCGAACTCTTTTATCTTCTTTTTTGTCATTCATTGTGGCAAATGTCAATCTGCCATCTTCGTTTGCTCCATAGATATTGTCACCTTTTTGAAAAAAGAAAATTAATTCATTTTCATCAAAAAAATTTTGAATCTTATCTTCCTTAAGAAGATATGTATTCCAAGTTGCCATGGTGTTTTTGAAATTTTCTATATCGTTCATCATATATTTATATATCCACGCCATCCTAAAACAAAATTCCTATGGAACAGTACAAGAGTTTATTTTAATTAATTGTTCTTCATAAGTTGGCAGGTAATATTATATATAGAAATATGAGCTTCGCAGGATTCAAAAAATATATTGAAGAAATGGACCCCTCATCTGAGAAAAAATCAGAAGATGAAGGCAGCGAATCTACGCCAGTTGGAAATGATTATATTGATACACTCGAAGATGAGTTTGGAATTAAATGGAAAGATTTATCTTCACTTTTGGCTTCAGAGCCTTGGGTTTCAACTCATTTCATGATGGGCAAGCCAAATCACGAAATGTCATATAAAGCATCTTCTTGGGAAATCGATCCAGACTCGATTTCTAAAAATGGAGCATATATTCGTTTAAAGCCAAACAAGGGAATGAGAAGCTTTCTCAAAAATGGAAGCCTTAATAGGGCTACACCAGATAAAGATAAATATTATTTAAGTCGTGATGAACTTGTAAAATTTTTGACAACTGCATGGGTTCCTGCACCACCACCGGCAGATGCAGGTGGTATGCCTCCAGATGCAGGTATGGGAGGAATGACATGATATCGTTCAAAGAATGGTTGAAACAAAATGAAGTCGCAACAGCAGCAGCACCAGCTGCGGGTGGTGGCGGAATGACATCGACTGGTGATGTTGCGAAATTTGCTAGACCTATTGGCATTGGAACAGTGACTAGACAATCGCCAAGTTTGATAACTGTTGATGATCTTGAGAAAAAAAAAAGAAAAAAAGTAAAATTTTAAAAATGTTTCCTAATCTGCCAGATGTTGTCATGGGAGACATAGGTTGGTTCTAATTGCTATTCTCATTTCCCTTTATTTTTTTTATAATATAAATTCATAGAATAAGATTTAACTATTTTGGAGTTATCTCATGCATGATGTTTTGACAAATGTTTCTGAAAAAACAATTAAATGCTTGGACAAGGGTCATGTGACGATTCTTGATGTTATGCCAAGACTTGTTCCAGATGATAGGAAGACCGCAGATTACGCAATAGTCCAAGCTGCTAGAGTTTCTTATGGAGATGGAACTAAAACTGTTAATGAAGATAGAGGATTAATTCGTTATTTACTTCGTCACAAGCACACAACTCCATTCGAGATGATTGAATTCAAATTTTCTGTTAAATTACCGATATTCATCGCCAGACAAATGGTGCGCCACAGAACTGCAAATTTGAATGAATACAGTGGAAGATATTCAATGATGAAGGATGAATTCTATAAACCAGAAATTGAAAATGTGAGACAACAATCGTCAGTAAACAAACAAGGAGGTAGTGGATCAATAAATGAAACTGATGCCTATGGATTTATTGAAAAAATAGATTTTATCTGCAATCAATCATATGAGGAATACGAAAAAGCAATTCAAAATGGTGTTGCTAGAGAACAAGCCAGAATGCTCCTACCAGTCAATTTGTATACAGAGTGGTATTGGAAAGTGGATCTGCATAATCTTTTGCATTTTTTAGCCTTGCGTTGCGATGCTCATGCTCAATGGGAGATTAGAGTGTTTGCAAATGCTATGCTAGAACTTATCAAGCCTATTGTTCCTTGGGCTGTTGAAGCTTGGGAAGATTATCATGAGCATCGTGGAGCGATTAGATTGACCAAATTGGAAGTAGATGCAATGGTCTCATCCTTGGGAGGAATATCTGTAAATTCTTTAAAAACAGACAATAAAAGAGAACAGGAAGAATGGAAAACTAAAGCTGCAATGCTTGGCTTGTCTGTTAAAAATATAGAAAAATAAATTGTGTAACTCAAATAATAGCAACATCTATTATTGGGCTGCACATATGAAGAATATTATAGAATCAATTAATTCTAGCAATTTAAAAATTGGAATCGTTGGAGATTCTATGCTAGACGAATATTTCAATGTAAATGTTCGAAAAATATCTCCAGAATTTCCAATTCCAGTAATGCATTCAGAGGAATGCATGCCAAGTGCAATTCTTCCGGGCGGAGCCGCTAATGTTGCATATCAGCTTAAAAATATAAATAAAAATACATTTCTATGTTCTTTCTTAGATGATTCTGCGAATGAAATTTTACAAAAAAATAAAATTGATACATCATTATCGGTGAGTATAAGCCCTTATTTGGTTCCAAGAAAAAAGAGATTTTATAGTTCGGATTTTCCGACATATCGTTGGGATGTCGAGAAAAATAATTATGGCATGAACAAAGATGAATTGCAGGAAGTTTCTGAAAATCTTTGCAAAAAAATTATGTCAAAAGATTTTGATGTTTTGATATTTTCTGATTATGACAAAGGATTATTTGCTAATTCAATTGTTTCTTCTTTGGCAGAAAAACATCCATGCTCCATAAGGATTGTTGATCCAAAAAAAGATATTACAAAGTGGAAAGGATGCACACTAATAAAACCAAACACACAAGAAGCTTGTGCGATTACCAATGAAAAAGAAAAGCCTAAGCAAATTGATTCAATAATAAAACAAACTAATTGCAAGTCTGTAATTATAACTTCAGAAGGAAGTGGTTTTTTTGGATTTAATGAAAATTACTTTGAATATAAGAATCCAAAATCAGACAAACAAGCCAATAGTGTTATTGGTGCAGGAGACTGTTTTATTGCATTTTTGGGATTATGCTTGGGCAACAACATACCACTCAAAGAAGCTGCTGAATTCGCATTTTCTATGGGTTTAATTTATGTTACAGAAAAACACAACAAGCCATTAGATATCGACACAATTAAAAAAACAGTTATTGGAAGTTCTTCCAAAATTGTTGATTACAAGATATTTAAAAAAAGAGATTTTAAGCTGGTCGTTACAAATGGATGTTTTGATATTTTACATGCAGGGCATATAGAGAGTTTAGAATTTGCTAAAAAGCAAGGTGATAAACTTCTTGTTGCTGTCAATAGTGATGAGTCGGTTGGAAAGTTAAAGCCGGGTCGCCCTGTGAATAAAATTCAACATCGAATGCAAATGCTCGCTGCATTGGAATGTGTTGATTATGTTGCTTGTTTTGAAGAAGACACACCAATTGAAATCATCAAGCATTTAAATCCAGAGGTTTTGGTAAAAGGTCATGATTATATTGACAAGGAAGTAGTTGGCAGAGATCATGCTGGAAAGGTTGTTTTTGCTCCATTTGTTGATGGATTGTCAACAACAAATATAATCGATTCAATTATCAATAAAATAATTTAATCACACAAGCATTTGTTTTTACATTTGTCATTTTCGTGAGGACAATTGCATTTTTTTTCACATACACACATGCTACATGTTTTATGATCATGTTTAAGTTGATTTTTGACACCAGAAAGTTGTGAATACATTACGAAAATACTTAGAAAAAAACCAAAAATCATACCAAACAAAACTCTAGTTAAACAACATTTTTTCATTTTATTCCTTTCTTCTATATATATGTTTATAAGGAGTAAATATGAATTCATTCAAAAATTGGTTGAAAATTACAGAAGATGGTGATTTTGATGCACAACTTTCTGGAGCCATTCAAGGAAAATCAGCGATGCTATCTGCAGACCCAAAGATTGGAAAAAATCCAAGTGCAATTGCCGACAAGATCACAAAAGATACAGAAGTTAAAAATCTGATGTTGAAATCTAAAAGTCCAGTCGCACTTAATCCAGCAGCATTACAAAAAACAATTAAAAATCAATTGGATGCTGCTCAAAAAGATCAGGCTAAAGCTACGACTGGAGTTCCAAAGTAATAAATGAAAACTTTTCAGCAGTTTTTAAATGAGAAGATGTATGGCTTCAATTCTAGAGGTTCAAATTCTCCTACACAATTAATGTCTAAAAGTGTAAAGCCAGCAAAGCCAATTTTCAGCCTCTTTTCTCCTTTGCACTTGAATAAAAAGAAAAAATAACTCCATTAGATCATGATAAGTTATACAGGTGAAAATCTAAGCGTTTTGATTTGTTGTTCGCATCTTTTGCATCATGATTGGATGACATTTCTTAGTTGGTATTCTTTCCAGCAAAATCTTCCAGATGCAAAAATTTCAATATTGTGTAATCGAAAAGATATGAAATTCAATTTATTTAATTGGACTAAGCGTCTTGGCGTTACATTCGAAATAACAAAAAATGATAATCCAATTTCTTGCTTGAACTATGCTCTTAAAAAATCTTATGTTAAATATCCCGTGCTTGTTATATCACCAGACATAATTTGCTTGAAAGAATTAGATGCCGAAGAAAACATCATCAGTTCGAAGCAAAATTATAAAAAAGAAAATTGTTATATTTTGTATAACGAAGTTGATGATGTTGTAAAAAATGAAAATTTATTTGCTAATGTCAAAGAAAATAAATTTTCTAGATTTGTTTCATATTCTTCTGGGTGGGGGAACTTTAATACAGATTCATGGATAAATAAACTTGGGAATCCATTGAGTGTCTATTCCAAACATGACAATGTGATGCTTACTATTAATGAAAGACGATTTTCAAATATATGGAAAGATGCATGTAATGTTTTCCATAGTGTTTGTTGAGGAGAAAAAATGAAACGATTTGATTATTATGATGATGAAGAGAATGAAGATGAACCAAATGAACCTCCAATCTCACCACAAGAATATAAAGAACTGATAGCAGAAGACCAAGCCTTACAGCAAGAAGGTGTTGAGCTTACATATTTGGCTTTAAATCAAAAGTTAATTGCCAAATCTATAAAAGTCTGCGAAAAATCTTTCTTTTGGAAGTTTTATAGTTTGCAAACTCAATTAAGCATGATCTCGAAGGTATATTTTCAGTTGCGAGATCTACAAGAAATTTAGGAATATATTTATGCCAACATATGCGTTCGAATGCAAGAAATGTACAAAAGTATGGGAAGAAGTAGCGGAATACGATAAAACTGGAAAATATTCAAAAGTTTCCTGCCCTAAATGTAAATCAAAATTGAAGAATAAATTATTGACGACTTGTCGCTTTAGTTTCACAAATCCAGTAGGAACAGATGTCTGGAATAGTGATTCAAAAGGGCATGATTATCGACATAATTTCAATGTTGATCGTCCGGGCGGTGTCCGAGATCAAAGAAAAAATGCAAAAGAAAATAGTCATATGGGATCAGAACCATATAGTCCAATAAATGATATTGATAGTGATTCTTCATGGGGCGAAGTAAAATAATCATTTATATGTCTTTTTTAATTTTGTAAACTCACCTTATAATAATGCAGATCTAATTAACTAGATTTTTATTGGAGACTTAAATGGACGAACTTAAAAGATTTATAGGTAGATTCAATCAAAGCAAATTTAAAATTCTTAACGGAGAAATGTCATTTTCCGAATACATTGATCTGTGCTATCAGCAGCCAAGACTTGTCCGTAATTCTTGGCAAATGATTTACGACATGATTATGGAAAAGGGCTGTCATGCCGTTGAAGAATATAGAAAGACATACAAACATTATAATTTCTTTGATAATCAGGAATGTCCAATCATTGGTCTGACACCAACTAAGGATTCTTTGGTTAAGTTCATCAAAGGTGCAGCTGGATATTTTGGTACTGAAAAAAGAATTCTTCTTTTGCACGGACCTGTAGGTAGCTCTAAATCTACAATCTGTAGATTGTTCAAGCGAGAATTGGAAAACTATTCTACAACCGATGCCGGTGCTTGGTATACTTTCAAATGGATAAATCTTCCGACTGGACAAGATGGAATTTATGTCAAAGAAGAAGATGAATGCCCAATGCATGAGCAGCCACTTAAGTTGCTCCCGCCAGAAATTCGTAAACCCATTATGGATGATTTGAATCGAGTTCTTTCTGAGTCTGTATCTGCAGAAGAAAGAAATGAACTATATGTATTGAAGTGTGAGGGAGAGCTTGATCCAAGATGCAAGTTCTTCATGAAAGAACTTTTGATTAGGTATGATGGAGATCTCGAAAAAGTTCTTGAAAAACATATTCGAGTAATTCGAAAAACATATAGCGAAGCAGATCGTGTTGGTATCGCCACATTCCAACCTAAAGATGAAAAAAATCAAGACTCTACAGAACTCACAGGCGATATTAATTTTAGTCGCATCAGCACTTTTGGTTCTGACTCTGACCCAAGAAGCTTTAATTTTGACGGAGAATTTTGTGTCGGAAACAGGGGAATGATAGAGTTTATAGAAGCTTTGAAGTTAGATCAAGCATTTTTATATGATCTATTGGGTGCAAGCCAAGAACAAAGTATTAAGCCAAAGAAGTTTGCACAAGTTTCTATTGATGAGGCAATATTTTGTCATACCAATAGTCCTGAATACGAAAGGCTTCGAAGCAACCAATATATGGAAGCGTTGCGTGATAGGACTGTAAAGATCGATGTTCCTTATACTCTTCGATGGGGCGAAGAACTTAAAATCTTGGAAAAAGATTATGGTGTAGATAGGGTCAAACAACATATCGCACCACACACACTTGAAGTTGCTGCTCTATGGGCAGTTCTAACCAGACTTCATGATGATAAGGATGGTAAAATTTCCTTAGTCGAAAAAGCAGAGCTTTATGACGGCAAGCTTCTTTCTGGATGGACAGAAGAGCAAGTCAAGGAATTGAAGGATAGGTATCCTGATGAGGGTATGACCCGTGGTGTTTCAGTTCGTTATGTTCAAGATAAGCTTTCAAATTGTTTAGCCAATAATCATGACTATGTAAATATGTTCATGGTTCTGAATGAGCTTCGTGAAGGTTTAGAAGGAAGTTCTTTGTTGAACAATAAGGATGATGTTGGTCGATATATCACATGCATTGATTTGGTGGTTAAGAAGTTGACTGAAATTTTAAAAGCCGAAGTTCAGAAGGCTCTTGTTGGTGACGAAGATGCGATCATTCGACTTTGTGCCAATTACATTGATAATATCATGGCGTATATCAACAAAAGTAAGATTAAAGACCCAATCACAGGGCAAGATAGAAAGCCTGACGAAAGATTGATGCGAGCCATTGAATCTAAGATCGATATACCAGAACCGGGTGCTGATGATTTCCGTAGGCAGATAGCTGCTTTTATTGGCGACCTTGCAATCAAGCACAAGCAATTTAGTTGGGATTCTAATCCAAAATTGAGAAAAGCTTTAGAAGCAAAGCTTTTTGAAGATGTAAAAGATACCATTAAGTTGTCCGCACTTAATGTTAGCGGAGCAACTGTGGTTGATAAGGATATTCAAGAAAAAATAGATGCGATTAAAACTCGCCTTATCAAACAGTATGGTTATAACGAAAGATCTGCAACTGATGTTCTGGATTTTGTTGGATCTATATTTGCAAGAGGCGATCTAGCCGAGGAATAATAGAACATGTGTCCACGCAGAATTGAAGAAGATCATAAAGACTTTATAGATGTTGTCTCAGGCAAACTTCGTAAAGCACTTAAAAAGTTTATCAAATCTGGACAGATAGTAAAATCTCGTGGCAAACGAGGTAAAATTTCTATCACAATTCCAAAAATTGATATTCCTCAAATTCTTTATGGTGATAACGGCAATGGCATCGGCAGAGGTAAAGGCAAGGATGGCGATGTCATTGATAAGGGTAAAAAAGGAAAGGGCAATGGAGCAACTCAGGATGAAGGTGAAGGAATCACCGTAAGTCTTGATTTGGAAACTGTATTGAAGTTCATGCAAGATGAACTGGAATTGCCAAATTTAAAGCCAAAAGTAAATGATACATTCGATGAAGTAAAAATCAAATATAATAATATATCTTTGGTTGGTCCCGAATCTTTGCGTCATAATAGAAGAACTTTTATCGAAGCTTTAAAAAGGCAATGTGCAGATGGAACTGCTAATAATTTTGAAATAGTTCCGGGTCTTAGCATGCCCATGAAGACAATCAAGCCAATTAAGCGTGACAAGCGTTATAGGCAATATAAAGAAGTTAAAGTTCCTTCTAGCAATGCTTTGATCATTTATGCCCGTGATGGATCTGGATCGATGGATCAAGCTAAATGCGAGATCGTCTCAGATATGGCTTGGTGGATTGATGTTTGGATTAGACAATTTTACAAAAGAGTTGATCGACTTTTTGTGTGGCACGATTCTCTTGCCATGGAAGTAGATGAAGAAAAGTTTTATAACTACCGATATGGTGGAGGAACAACTTGTTCTTCTGCTTTGAAATTTATTCAAAAGCAATTTGAGAATAGATACCCTCCGCAAAAGTGGAACATTTATGTTTTTTACTTTACGGATGGAGATAATTGGGGCGATGATAATCAAGTATTTATCAACACATTAAAAGAATCATTTCCAGAAAAGGATATTAATTTAGTCGGGATCACACAAATTTTGCCTTACAACTATACCAATAGTGTTAAGTATCATGTCGATAAGGCGTTGGAAAGTGGAGAGCTTGATAAGAATAATATTCGTACCACCGAAATTAACTTTGGAAATGGAAATCCTAATGATCCGAATATGCGTGATGATGAAATTAGAAATAATCAAATTTTAGATGCAATTAAAAGTTTGATGGGTAATCAAAAATCAAAGTAAAATTTAAGGATTTATAAGATGTCTAATAAGTTCATGCATGGTTCTTCACTTCTTATTGGCGATAACACAATTCCCGGAGTTCAGCTTCCAAAACAATTAAAAGAATATGCTCAAATAATTTTGAATGTTTGTAAAGATTGGGGTTTGGACTTTTATCCAACCGTAGTGCAGCTTCTTACCTACGATGAAATATCCGAAGTAGCAGCGTATGGTGGTTTTCCAGTACGATATCCACATTGGTCATTTGGCATGCAATATGAAGAATTGCAGCGTGGATATGAAAATCAAATGCATAAAATATATGAGATGGTAATCAATACATCGCCATGTTACATCTATTGCTTAGATAGCAACACATTATTGGATCATCTGACTGTTATCGCTCACGCCACTGGTCATAATGATTTCTTTAAAAATAATATTCACTTTTCTGCTACTGATACAAACATGTTGAACAACATGGCAAATCATAGTAGCCGTATTAAAAAATATATGGCTAGATGGGGCAAGGAAAAGGTTACTGAATTTCTTGATTATTTACTTCGCATCGATACTTTGGTTGATGGAGCATCGGCTTGGCATCAAAAAGTTATCAAAGATAGAAATATTATTGATAAAAGAAATTATAGATTTCCAAAAAGACTTAAAGTTGATAGTGATCGCTTCTATATGGATAATTACATCAACACAAAAGAGTTCAAAGAAAGAGAAAATGAAAAGGTAAAAGATAAAGATCTTGCAGAGGAACTTGGATTTTTTATAGAACCAGTTAAAGATATATTTGGATTTTTGCGTGATAATGCTCCACTTAAGCCTTGGCAACAAGATATCATGTCTATGATCTATGAAGAATCAATTTATTTTTTCCCACAGAGACAAACCAAAGTATTAAACGAGGGCTGGGCTTCTATGACTGACCATGTTATCATGGCAGAACAGGGTTATGTCGGCTTGGGTCAAAAGACTCATGATTCTGGAATCATTGAATACGCTGCACACAAGATGGGTGTTCTTGGTGGAAAATATAGCACCAATCCTTATAAGCTAGGATATAATCTTTTGTCCGATATTCGCAATCGTTGGGATAAAGGTCAATTCGGCAATGAATGGGATGATTGCACAAATTCTAGTAAGAAAGAAAAATGGGATACCAAGGCAATGCTTGGTAAGGAAAAGATTTTTGAAGTTAGAAAGTATTACGATGATCTAACTTTAATACATGAATTTTTTACTGAGGATTTCTGTCGAGAACAAGAATACTTTGAACATAAGCGTTATCCAAGCGGAGAGACGATTCTTGAAAGTCATGATTACAATAAGATAAAAAAATTGTTGATGGCTCGCCATGTAAATGGAGGACTGCCAGATATTCGTTTAACAGAGCCTAATTATCGTGGTAAGGGCTATCTGATGCTTGAGCATACATTTGAAGGCAGACCGCTTCATGAGCCTTATGTCCGAGATGTATTGGTTGGTCTAAGATTCATTTGGGGAAATGATGTTTTTCTTTCCACCAAAGGTCATGATGGTACTGATGTCGTATTCGAATGTTTCGATAATGATCCTGCTAATGTAAGAATTCGAGAAAAGAAATAAAGGAAAAAATTATGGATTGGCTATTATCAGATGAATTTGTCACTTTTTCTCAGCGAGTTTCTGAAATTCACAATGAGAAAAAACAGATTAAACAACAATTAAAAGAGTATTATGAAAAAACACAGGTAAAATTAAAAGAACTTGAAGCTCAAGCTCAAGCTTTATCTGATGAATTTGAAAAATGGAAAAAAATACAGTCTGAAGAACCTACAAAGGCATCAATTAAGAAATAACTTTTAATTCTGCAGAACCGTCTAAAAGATTGAAATAATTGTGAAGCCTCCAACTAAATATATTGGAGGTTTTATGAAATATTCAAGTCAAAGACTTACCTATCAATTCGTTCAAAGTTTCTTCTTAAAAAATGGTTGCAAATTATTAGAAGATACTTATATCAATGCTCGCACACCAATGAGGTATCGTTGTTCTTGTGGAAACGAATCTAAAATTGTTTTTTATAGTTTCAAATCTGGCAATAGATGTAAAAATTGCGGTTCTCGCAAAATAAGCGAACGATTCTCTTATTCTCATGAAAAAATAAAATCTGAATTCGCAGCCGTTGGTTGTATGCTTTTGGATCAATACGAAAAGTCTTCCAAGAATATGCGATATATTTGTTCTTGTGGCAAAGAAGCAAAGATCTCTTGGAATAATTTCAGAACAGGTAAAAGATGTTGGGATTGCGGAATTGCCAAACGATCTGGAGAAAATCATTATGAATGGGTTGATGATCGAGAGAAATTTAAAATGGACTTGATATTTCGACAGAGATCGTATAAGTTGTTGAGTATGAGTTTGGCTGTTACTGGCAGAGTAAAAAAGTCTAAAACTTCAGCTTTACTTGGCTATGATTATAAAGAATTGCAAAATCATATAATCAATCATGAGAATTATGAAAAGGTAAAAAATGGAAAGTGGCATATTGACCATATTTTCCCAATAAAGGCGTTTTCAGATCATAAGATTTACGATTTGTCTTTGATTAATTGTCTGGAGAATTTACGACCAATTTCAGCTTCTGAGAATTGTCGTAAAAATGCAAAGTACGATAAGCAAGAATTTTTAATTTGGCTTCAAACTAAACAAGAGATTGAACAATGACATTTACGAAAGGAGTAACAATGAAGGTGGAGATTGTTGGTTTTGAACATCTCCACCTTCATTAGTTACTCCGATTTTTCCGTCCTCGATGGGCTTGGAACATGCGAAGAATATTCGGTTCGTGCTACAGAAATAAATCAAAATTTTCTTACAATTAGTGATCATGGCATGTTGGGAGCAGTTCCCAGACAAATTAAAGCATGCGAAAAGATATGTGATAAATATGGGAAAAATAAACTTTCTCCCATATTCGCTGCGGAACTTTATGTAAATAGATTGCAACCGCAATCCTCTTCTTTGTCAGACATGCAAAAATTTTCTGAATCTCTCTCTCCAAGTGAATTATTGGAACTGAGAGCAAGTCCACACTTATTAGCCATAGCATACAATGAAACTGGATATAAAAATCTTGTTCGTTTGACATCTTGGGGTTGGACGAAAGGATTTTATAGAAAGCCAAGAGTAAATTACGAACAACTTGAGAAGCATAAAGAAGGCTTATTTTTTACAAGTTGTTGCTATAACAGCGAAGTTGGCAGAGCATTTGATGCTGGCGGAGAAGAAGCTGGATTTCAAATGATAGAACGATACATTCAGATGTTTGGTAAAGAAAATTATCTGCTTGAAATTATGCTTTTAGATTTTGTTAAACAAAAACCTTATGACGCTTTTATTGTTAAAGCAAAGCAGAAATTTGGATTGAAGATTATTCTTACGCAAGATTGTCATTATTGCCGTAAAGAAGATAGTCACTTGCAAAGACTTATGTTGATGGTTCAGACCAACAGAACATTAAAAGAAATTCAAAGGGCAATGAAAGAAGATTCAATGCAGGATTTCTTCGAATTGCAGGATGCTAATTTATGGATGAAATCTGAGGAAGAACTTAATGAAAAGTGGCTGAGTGATTATAAAGATATTATTCCTTATGAAATTTTTTGCGAAGCTAAAAAAAATACAGTAGAGATTTGTCGTAAAGCAAAAGGTGTCGAATTAGATAGAAGTCTGAAACTACCTATATTTCCAGATTGTGACCAAAGGCTTAAGGATGAAGTCTTGAGAGGATTTAAACATCGTAATTTGCCAATGACTACAGAGTATAAAAATAGAATAATTGAAGAGTTGAGCCTTATAACTCGTAAAGGTTTTAGTACATATTTTCTTATTCAAAAGATGATGACTGATGAAGCAAGAAGGTGGTGCAGAGAAAATATAGGTGGCGATGGAACTCAAGCTGTTGGACCCGGAAGGGGAAGTGCTTGTGGTTCTTTAATTTGCTATTGTCTTGGAATTACTGATGTAGATCCAGTATATGAAGGTCTTTTGTTTAGTCGATTCATGTCTGAGGCTAGAGGCGGTAGATCTATTTGTTTTGATTTGTAAAAAATATTTTTAAAAATCAAAAAAATAAAACAATAAAACTATATTAATTTTATGGAAACTACAATCACTGTAGATCTTGGCACGATGCCAGATCTCATCTATATGATCATCAAGGACGAAAGTTCATTCGCTGAACTAAAGGCGGAATTTCCAGATATTCTTGCCGACCTAACAACATTAAAGACCAACCCAAACTGCTCATGCAGAGGTAAGGTTGGCAAGTTCTTTTCAGATAAAGTGACTACTGATCCGAATATCTTGGAAAAGTATTACAAGGACAAGGCTGCGATAGTCAAAGAACTCGAAGCTATTAGGCTAAAAAGAGTAAACAATGCTATTGGTGGCAAAGTATTCAAGGTTCAGCTTGGTGATGAAGCTTGGGCTAATTTCAACAAGACTATTGTTGGAAAAACATTCAGAAGTTTCTCTGTTGTTCGAGAATTTGACTATATGTGGGTATATTTCCTATGATGTTTTTGATTTATTTGGTCACATGTCTTGGTGTCGCTTACGCTTGGTCTGATACCGATGTTGCACGACCTTTTAGAAACTTGGTAGCCAAGATACCGTATGTTAATGTTCCAATGCTCTGCCATGAATGCAGCAGTTTTTGGTTTTCATTGGGAATTTCATTCGTGCTTAATCCAGTAGGCGAACTATATGTTCCGTTTGCGGGAAATCTCATTTCTGCCTTTTGCGGGTTTTTTGCAAATCTTTTATTTGTTCGTAACCGATGGGTAGCCTACAAAGAATAGAAAAAATTATAAATTAAAGAAAAAAAACAGGCTTGATTTTCAAGCCTGTTTTTTTAACATGCATTATTATCTGCAGTTTTAACAGCACCAGTATAAGTCAGTTGACCAGATGCTCTAGTACTACCAATAATTGCAGATCCAGCATATCCACTTATATTTATATTAAATGATGTTCCTGTTGGAATCGTAATTGATGCTAAGGTTGCTGCAACTCCTCCGGGTCCAATGTTTGAAACAGAACCACTGGCAAAAGTAGTTCCACTGACAGTGATTGTGAAGCTAACACTTCTAGATCCAGCAGAAAGCTCACTTGAAAGATTTGAAAAATTACTTGCACATGCGAAAGCACGGAAAACTAATTTTATTGTTAGTGGAGGCAGAGAGCAAATTCCTTCTTCGCAAGTTTCTCCAGCAGCACAAGCGTGTCCGCAAGATCCACAATTAGATGAACTTGTTTCTGTATTTGCACAAACACCAGAGCAACAAGTTTCTCCAGCAGCACAAGCGTTTCCGCAAGTTCCACAGTTTGCTTCATCTGTTTGAAGTGCTTTGCAGACACCATCACAACATGTGTAGCCAGCAGAACATACACTTCCGCAAGTTCCGCAATTAGCTTCATCTGTTTGAAGTGCTTTGCAGACACCAGAGCAACATGTGTAACCAGCAGCACAAGTGTTTCCACAAGTTCCACAATTAGCTTCATCTGTTAGTACGGCTTTGCAAACTCCAGTGTTCAAAAGGATGCTATAGCAACATGTTTCGCCAACAGCACATTCTATTCCGCAATCACCACAATTTAATTCATCCTCATATGTCGCTTTGCAAAAGCCGTTGCAACATGTTCCGCTACAAGAGCTTCCGCATGTTCCACAATTGCTGAGATCGGTTGCTGTGTTTCTACAAACACCAGAGCAACATGTGTAGCCAGAAGCACATGCAGTTCCACATGTTCCACAATTTTCTTCATCTGTTTGTATTGATTTGCAAACACCAGAGCAACATTCTTGACCAGCACCACATACAGTTCCACAAGTTCCGCAATTAGCTTCATCTGTTTGTACTGATTTACAAACACCAGAGCAACATTCTTGACCAGCACCACACATGTTTCCGCAAATTCCGCAATTACCTTCATCTGTTTGTAATACTGTGCAAACGCTATTACAACAAGTTTCTCCAGCAGCACAAGCGTTTCCACAACTTCCGCAATTGTCTTCATCTATTTGAAATACTGTGCAAACACCACTACAACATTCTTGACCAAGACCACAAGTGTTACCACAAGTTCCGCAGTTTATTACATCTGTTTGTACGGTTTTGCAAACACCAGAACAACATAGTTCGCCAGCACCACAAGTGTTTCCGCAAGTTCCGCAATTAAATTCATCTGTTTGTAATGATTTACAAACACCACTACAACATTCTTGACCAAGACCACAAGTGTTACCACAAGTTCCGCAGTTAGCTTCATCTATTTGTACGATTTTACAAACACCACCACAACATAGTTCGCCAGCACTACAGGCGTTACCACAAGTTCCGCAGTTTGCTTCATCTGTTTGGAGAGAGCTAGTGGCGATACATGAGCCAGAGCAACATGTTTGGCTTCCGGAACAAGTGTTTCCGCAAGTTCCGCAGTTTGCTTCATCTGTTTGGAGAGAGATAGTGGCGATACATGATCCAGAGCAGCAAGTTTGGCTTCCGGAACAAGCGTTTCCGCAAGTTCCGCAATTAGCTTCATCTGTTTGTACGGCTTTGCAAACACCAGAACAACATAGTTCGCCAGCAGCACAAGCGTTTCCGCAAGTTCCGCAATTAGCTTCATCTGTTTGTACGGCTTTGCAAACACCAGAACAACATAGTTCACCAGCAGCACAAGCGTTTCCGCAAGTTCCGCAGTTTGCTTCATCTGTTTGGAGAGAGCTAGTGGCGATACATGATCCAGAGCAACATGTTTGGCTTCCGGAACAAGTGTTTCCGCAAGTTCCGCAGTTTGCTTCATCTGTTTGGAGAGAGCTAGTGGCGATACATGATCCAGAGCAACATGTTTGGCTTCCGGAACAAGCGTTTCCGCAAGTTCCGCAGTTGGAACTATCAGTTTGTACGGCTTTGCAAACACCACTACAACATTCTTGACCAGCACCACAAGCGTTTCCGCAAGTTCCGCAATTAGCTTCATCTGTTTGAAGTGCTTTACAAACACCAGAGCAACATGTTTCACCAGCACCACAAGCGTTTCCGCAAGTTCCGCAGTTTGCTTCATCTGTTTGGAGAGAGCTAGTGGCGATACATGAGCCAGAGCAACAAGTTTGGCTTCCGGAACAAGCGTTACCACAAGTTCCGCAATTAGATTCATCTGTTTGGAAAGAGCTAGTGGCAATACAATCGCCATTGCAACATTGCTCGCCAGCAGCACAAGCGTTTCCACAACTTCCGCAGTTGGAACTATCTGTTTGGAAAGAGAAAACGGCAGTACATGAGCCAGAGCAACATTGAAATTCTGGCAGACTACAACAGGCAGTTCCTTCGCAACATTCTTCTCCCTCAACACATTCCGGATCACACCCTTCACTTAAATTTATGCATACACCGTCTTCACATCGTTCATTATTTTCACAAATTATGTTACAATCGCCACAGTTATTTTTATCAGCACCCATTACTGATATGCATAAGTTTTCAACTCCATCAAAGCAACATTTCGTTCCTGCAGCGCAAGCATTGCCACAACTGATACAGTTTTCGTCTGTTCCAAGATCGGTGCAAGTTAGATTTGGAGGCGTACCACAACATCCCTGACCTTCGGTACATGCAGTAGGACATGTTCCGCATTGGTTTTCGATACATTCGCCAGAGCAGCAAGTTCCACTAGAAGCACAAGTAAAGCCACAATCACCGCAGTTAGATTCGTCATCGCCCATCACCTCTGTGCATTCACCATCACAACATTTTTCACCAGCATCACATGTTCTTCCGCACCCTCCGCAGTTGAATTCATCAGACGGTGTGCAGTTATTGTTGCAACAGAGTGGTTCAAGGACAGTACATACTATTCCGCAAGCACCACAATTAGTTGGAGTGTTTAGAACTTTGCAGCTGCCATTGCAACATTCCGAAACTCCACTGCATTTTATACCGCAACCGCCACAATTGTTATTGTCTGTGTTGGTATTTTTACATGAGCTATTACAGCATGTCTCTCCTGCGGCACAAACATTCGTACATGATCCGCAATGACTTTCATCCGTTTTCAGGTTCAAACACACATCATTCGGAAAAACCCCGCAACATGTAAGTCCTGCGGCACATGATCCGCCGCAAGGTTCGCAGTCTCCCGCAGCACCTGAACAACTGCCACTAAGACATAGAACTCCGCCATTTGGATGATTTGCGTCTTTCGTACAGCAATAGCCAAATGTACTACTATAGTTATAGAGACTCCCGCAGCTAACAGTATCATGACCCCATGGCGCGAAGCATTTGTATGCAGAAGGATGGTCATAGTCGTCATAAAGGCATCCGCCGCAAGGTCCTTCTCCAGAACAGGTTCCAACACTTGGACATGGAGTGGCATGTGGATTTGAGGCGTTGCATTCTGGAAGTGTGCAAGAGTCGTAGCATTCGCAACCAACCAGTTCCCATGACAGGTTTCCAACATTTCCTACCGCTTTGTAGTCACAGCCACCGAAGCATGTTTTCCCCGGAGGGGCAGGAGTTGGCGGATCGGTTACCGGCATAGGACATCCGTCATAGGTGCATGGTATGGTCGTGTGTGACCCCCATACAGTTGGTTGAGATCCCAACAATTGTGCTTGTTGTTGTTCTGTCGGAAGCTTGCATGTTCCGCATGGCACACATGTGCCATCCTTGCATTTTGTCGTTGGTGGAGCGCCGGGAGGTGGGCAGTCATCACCAGTTTCTATTGGATTGCATGGGATGTTGCAACCGCCGCAATGGTCGTTGTCTGTTTGTGTGTTTACTGGACCAGAGGTTGGTGTTGGTAGATCGCCAAACTGATTTGGCGGACCCCAACTTGGACAGCAACTCATAGGATCAACAACCCTAACGCCACACCCTCCACAGTTGTCTGGATCAGTCAAAAGGCTAACGATTTCACCCGCACAGCATTTTTCTTGCACTTGTGGCGATGTGTCAGCAACATTTCCGCAACCACCGCAATTCTTGTCGTCACTGTTTGTAGCGGTAACAAAGAAAGTCGAGGTGTCTGGAGCGCCAGCAACAACAACTGCTTTAGGACAGCATGATGTAGGGTTTGTCGCATTGTCTGGATCGGCTGTGTCTCCGCAACTCAAGCAATTTTCATTCGTTCCATTTGCTGTCGGAGTTCCATCGCAGCAAAGAGGAGTTGCACCATCTTCCTCGCACACGACACCGCAACCACCACAATTGTTCACATCATCCATCACATCTATGCATGAGCCACCGCAACATTTTGTTCCTTCTCCGCAAGCTGCACCGCAACCAGTACAATCTGTGTCGGTTCCAAGTTCGGTACACACCTCATCGCAGCAATCTTGACTTTCCGAACAAGGAGGCGTACATCCGTAACATTTATTATCGACACAAGTTTGACCTTCGCCGCAACACACCTCGTGGTGAGGAAGACCGCAGCAAACTATTCCTTCTGGACACGAATTAGGACAGTCGCCACACTTGTTTGCTATACATCCAGACGCACCGCAGCATGTTTCGTTCGGGTAGCATACTGGGTTGCATGATGCGCAGTGTCCAGTTCCATCGCAGTATTGATCTCCGGTGCAACATGTTGCACTACTTCCAGAACCACAGCATTCTTTTCCCGGATCGCAACAATTAGGACCGCAGCAGGTTTGTCCAGCGGTACATTCGCATGGAGTGCATGCACCACCTTCTCCGCAATGATCGGTATCCGCACAACACCCATCATTACAGCAGACCTTGCAGCATGTCGTTCCTCCTTCGCAGCACGATTCGTCTTCGGCACATGGAGAAGGGCAACCCGTGCAAGCTCCGTCTTTGCAAGTCTCATCAGAGGCACAAGGACCGCCACCACAACCACCGCAATTGGCACTGTCCGTTTGCGTGTCCACGCATTCCGTATTACAACAGGTCAATCCGTTTGCACAACCGTCTGGACAGCTTCCATCCCCGCTGCAACCAGCAGCACAGTTTTCTGCTCCGATATACGATCCGATTAGTGCTTGTGCTAATGGGTCAAATGATGGTTTTGGTATACAATAAGTTGGCATATCTTGTCCTTCTATGGGTTTTACGCAATAATATATATCTCCAACACAGGCATATTTGTCATCAACACAATATGTGTAGTCTGGTTCTTTTCCGCAAGATCCAGAAAATCCAGTTCCGCCCGGCTCTTCATGAAGAACCCAACTTCCGCCCACATTCTCAAAATAACAAGACCCCTCACAGCTTATCGTGTTCCCAAGGCATGTGGATACGAAAACAACATCGTCAGGTCCGGGGGTTTCCCCTCCCAAACATACACATTCTGGTTCTGCACAGTTTCCCAAGAAACATTTTGGAACTTTAAATGTGTCACCCGGAGGCTCTTGACATACTCTTCCGCAAAAACCGCAGTTTTCTGGATCAGTTTTTAGATTCTTGCACTGACCATTGCAGCACTGCCACAGATTGATCTGGTTGATCATTTGCGGACACGCTATTCCGCAATCACCACAGTTGTACATGGTGTTCAAATCTAATACGCAAGACCCATTGCAGCATTTGCCAGCACAGGGTATGTTGCAACCACCGCAGTTGTTCTCGTCAGACAATATGTCGATGCATGAATTGTTGCAGCAAGCGGTTCCAGCTTCTAGACATGGGGGGTCGCATGGAACGCATCTTCCGTCAATGCACTTATCTGCGTTGGGACATACAAATGGGCAACTTCCACAGTTATTTCTGTCGGTATTTGTGTTTACGCAAAAACTATTACAGCAAACTTCGCCAGCAGCACAAGGATGTCCGCAACTACCACAGTTAGCAGGGTCTGTGTGAGTATCTTTGCAAAAACCATTGCAACAAGTTTCTGACCATGCACAAACGGTATTGCAACCTCCGCAGTAAAGTTCTTCTGTAAGTGTGTTTACGCATGTTCCCCTACAGCAAGCGGTTCCCGCAGCAGATCCGCAATCTCTTCCGCAATCTCCGCAATTACGAACATCTGTAAGTATGTTTTTACAAACATGATTGCAACACTTTTGATTGGCACCACAAGCTGGATCACAGTTTTTACAGGGAGAAGAAACTTTTTCATTTGGTGTTCCTTCTCGAAGTGGCTCGTTTATTGGGCATACGCAGCTTGGGCATGGTCTGTAGATCCAAGATCCTGCACAGTTGAAACTGTAAGTTTGTCCCATACAGGCTGGTATTGCAGGAGGATCTACTGGTTTTGGACAACCATCGCAGTCGGTTAACTGTTCCCATGTTCCTCCTGCCCAACCTATAACTGGATCTAGAACAGGGAAAATTGCGCCACATGGAGTGATTACATCATTTCTCTGACCACAATAGCATTCTTGTGTATATTCCCAGCATGGTCCAATAGTTTGTTCAAACCCATACCCATTTATACAACCGCAGTTATCTGAATATTCGCATGGAACTACTGTATCCCAACGACCCGGACATGTACCAGTTATTGAATCAGGGTCGCTAGGAGGTCCAGTTGGAACCCATTTCATGACCGCAGTTCCAGAACATATTTTATACCCATTTGGGTTATTGTACATGAATGTGCATGTTTGTGCATCCCATGTGTATGAGCATTCCTCCAGCGTACAAGGGTCTACGCAATTGCCATCTTTACAAAACTCTCCGACAGGGCAAGTTTTACCACAATCGCCACAGTTCAAGCGATCATCACCATATAGTTCTTTGCATACACCAAAACAGCATGTGTATCCGACAGGACAAGGAAAGTCACAAGATCCGCAATTTTCATTATCTGTTTCTGTGAATTTGCATTCGCCATGGCAACACTTTTGTGGCGTTGTAGTTTCTGGACCGCTGCAAAATGTTATGCAATCACCACAATGATTTGGATCATTCATAACATCAATACAAGTATTTGTTCCATCAACCGAACAACAATTGTTTGACACACAGCACTCGCCATTGCAGCAAGTTGGTGTTGCTTCAGGGCAAACATTTCCGCAACCATCACAATTATTGCTGTCTTCATATATGTTTTTGCATTCGCCACCGCAGCAGTCTTGTCCTTCTCCGCATGGAGGGGAGCAACTGACGCATTCATGGGTTATAACTTGACCATTTGTCGTTCCATTTGTCGTTGGTGCTTCTTCTGGACAGGTGCATCCCTGTGGGCATGTCGAAGTCTGTGACCAAACACCCGATGGTCTTGGATTTCCAACACAAGAAATGTATACATAAAGTGGTGATGATTCGGTTACGGCAGGAGCGGCAGGACAAATGCAATTTGATCCTTCTGTGCAAAATTGATTCTGCACATACACACCATCAAGGAGGACATAAGCACAATCAGCCTGACAGCCTTCGCTCCAAGTCCATGAGCAGTTGCTCGAAGCACAAGCGCCTTTGCAAACACCATTCTTGCAGCTTTCTGAAGGTTCGCAAACTATAGGGCAACCGCCACAATGGTCATGATCCGTTTGCAAGTCCACGCAAACATTGTCGCAGCATGTCTCTGATGGTTCGCATTGAACTCCACCACAGTTACAGCAGGTTCCAGTGCATTCGACTTCAACTATCCCTCCGCAGCACCCGATTATGTCATTTTCCGTTCCATTATCAGGGTAATTAGGATCGCATGGAGGATTTGTTGGCAATTCAGAAGGAGGAGAAGATGTGCAACCATCTGGACAAGAAGTACCAAGAGTCCAATAAGCACTTGACCCTCCGGTACAAGGTCGTGGCACAAGGACTATTGCTTCATATGTTGCGAAATGCCCACAAGCTTTGTCGGCAAGTGCGAAAATTATATTCCAATTTTCTACCAGTTTTGGATCTATCATTTAGTCTCCATCCTTTCCAGATGGATTTCTGTTCTGTACTTTTTGCGATGCCAATATTTGGTCTGGAATAACCTTGAATCTCAACTTGTGAGACTTAAATATTTTGGCAACTTCATCTTTCTTGGATGGATCTATTTCCTTATTAGATACGATCTCTATGAAATCATTTCCGCAATTCACCTGTTTTATCTCTGTAAGACCAGTTTCCATGAGCTTTTTCTTATACTCGTTGATCGAATGCCCTTTTATGGCGAAGGGTCGATTCTCTAAGAATTTAAAATCTCTGTACAACCTTCCGCAAGAACATCTCTGGTATTTCTCGCCTATCTTGCACCTATCGCCATTCCAGAATTTTACGAAAGGACAAGCCAAGGAGAAGTAATCGGTTGATATAAGTCTTTCTTCGTTTTCGACACACCAAGAAAGGTTGTCCATCAAGTGATAGTTCTTGTCTTTGCATGTGAAGAATGAAGCACCACCATCCCAACACCGCATGTGGTCGCATATATGTGATACATATTTGTTTTCCAGAAGGAACTTAGCATCCTCATCTAGAAGTTTCTCATTGCTATTACTTAACAAGTTGCACAGTTTACCCTTATAGTTTTCCTTTTTTATATAAGAGCATATTTTTTTTATTTGTGGACCGGGAGCGAATATTACATCCATTTTTTTTGCATTTAAATACTTGAGTAGATATTTTTGGAATACTTCTTCTTTTTCTTTTTGGAGTTTTGTGTTTGCATAATGAACCATTGCGGTTCTTTTCGTTCCGTGGTGTTCCATGAAGTTCTTGCTTTTCGATGTGTTGTTTATGTGTCTTGGACCACTTCCGAACGAGGAATTAAAAAAGTACATGATGTGTGGGTTCTGTGGTATTTCGTACTCATCCAGAATAAGGTCGTAGTGGTTTTCTCCTTCGATGAAATAAAGGAAAGGTTCCCATCGCAAGTATTCAAATCCCTCGCCAGTGGTGCTTCCGCTACTTTTCATTGGCATGGATTCCTTTTCCAAGGATTTTACATACCATTTGCTTTTATCGTTGAGATCTTTTTTTTCCAAAAAAGTAAAGGCTTTTTTACTTTCATAAATTTCGGAATTTTTTTCTGCCCAAGACGATATGTTTCTTTTCAGTATGTCTATTGTTTCGACAACAAGTTCTTCATCGTGTAGAAGTAAATCTTTGCATATTGGTTTGTAGTCGTAAGGAATTTGCGTGGAAGGATCGGTGAAGTTTTTCCACTTCTGGATGAACTGTTTTATTTCCTGTGTATTCCGCATCCATCCCTCAGAAAGAAATTAAGTGTTACCTTGTTGGTGTGACTCCATTTCACATCGGGAACCCATCTTGAAACTATATCCCAATCATTGCACTTTTTTACATAGCGCCAACCTCCGTGTTTTTCTATAAGGTATCTAGTGTGCATAATCTCAGAAGTATCTATATAACCAGCTTTTGGAATATCATTATGAATTCTTTCTCCGACAACTTTTTTGTTGTGATCGTAAAGTCTGGTTCCTGTGTAGCACATGTCGCTTTTGGTTTCAGTTATTGTTTTATAAAGTAATTCTATATGATCTTTTTCATACCAATTATCATCATCAAGATATCCAATGTAATTGTGATGTGTATTCATGATGGCAAAATTTCTTGGACCCCAACCTGCACCGCTATGATGTATTGGCAATGTAAAAAATTTAAATCTAGAATCTGCCTTGCAAACTTTTTCAAAAAATATTCTTGTTTTTTTGCAATCTGCACATTCAATACATGTTTTTTCAAAATTGGTAAATGTGCATGATTCTGAGCATCCATCTTTTACAACATAGCAATCAAAATTCTTATATGTTTGAAAGTGCAATGAATCTACAGATCGAACAAGCCACTCCATTTTAGAGTGATAGGTGGGCATACAAATTAAGATTTTTTCTTTACTTCCATGTAAAATCATTAGCCTCCTGCTATGATAAAGCCTCCTGCTATAAAAAAGTAAGCCCCTTTCGGAGCTTGCTTTTTTTAGAATTCACTAGAAGGACCGGGTGGTGGTCCCATTTTTTTCAATGCTTTTCTTGCATGGTGTTTTCCAATTGGGTTGGAAAGAGCAGATTCGTCATCATCATCGCCCATGGATTCATCGTCATCACCCATGGATTCATCATCATCACCCATGGATTCATCATCATCACCCATGGATTCATCGTCATCATCCATGGATTCATCGTCATCGCCCATGGATTCATCATCATCACCCATGGATTCATCGTCATCACCCATGGATTCATCGTCATCACCCATGGATTCATCATCATCCATTTCCATAGGTTCTTCATCATCCATTTCCATAGGTTCTTCATCATCACTATTATTTTCATCATGGTCCATATCATGAAATTCATTTAAGTACTTTAAGAACAAACTATTTTTTTTGATTTCTGAAAGAATCGCAGGAATTGCAGATTCGTGACTGCAAATCTCAGAAATCAAAGATTTAAGCAATTTATTTCGTTTCATTTCCATGACAAGTTGAGCGACATTTCTATTTGATTTTGCACATTCGGTTATAGTTTCTTTTATAACTCCATAGGCAATACCTTCATTTTGCATTCCTTTTATAAAGCCAGCATTGCTTAATTTGCGTGTTTTTTGGAGCCATTCAGATACACTTTTGGATTTATGCCAAGATTTAAGTTCTTCGCCTTTTGCTGGATCTTTAGTATCGACATCGACTTTAGGTTCATATTTCAGATCTTTGTCGCCTTCGTGTGCAAATCCTTTTTCTGATTTGTTTGGATTGGCAGCATTTTTCCCTGCACTGTAAGGCTTTGCAGAACCCTTGTAACCATGACCACCAGCATTTTTATCCATTTTTGCTTGTGGTGGAGCAGAGCTAGAAGGTCCTTTATAGTCGGGAACTTTTTGCACTTCTGGTTTTTCAACGATATTTTTTTCGTCTTTTAAATATTCTCTAAATTTCTTAAACGCCATGGTAATCTCCTCTTACGGAATGTCTTTCCTTATATATAAGGAAGAAATATGAAAATAATTGTCTCAATGACTTGATTTTAAAAAAAAAATGTGATATTTTACTTTTCGTTACTGAATTTAAGGACTATTTAATTTGAGGAGAGTGGGATGAGCAATTATGTTTTGTGTACTGTTTTGGGATTTTCTTTGATTGTCAATGCGTATCAAATTTATCGAATTGACACATATAAGGATATTACTAACTTGATGGATCAAAAAGATCGTTTGCAACAAAGCGGTTACACAGAGTTATTATACAGTCAAATAAATAGTCATCGTGATGGCATGATGGAAAATGCAAAAGGACAAGGAAAGATTGAAGGAATATTATCTATTGTCAATAATGTAAAACCAGAAGAAAATGAAATTTCTTCAATTTGGCATAGTGGATATTATCGTGGAATGGATCAAGTTGACTATGTTCGAACCATTTCCTATGAAGAAGGTTATCACAAAGCTTGTGATGATATGAATTGTCCTGCTGTTAGCGGAGCTAGTCAAAATCCAAAAAAGACGATGCCAAGCAAGGCTACAGACTCTTCGAAGCCACAAGTTGATCCTATAAAAGATTCAAAGCCTATTATTGAATTTAAACCATTACCAGAAAATAAGTAATCAATCTTAGCCACGACTTCGTGTTCTTTAAATAAACTAAAGTGCAAAACTCTTATTCTTAAATTTGGCAAATTTGAGACTCTGGCACAGAGATAGACTGAAAGAATAAAGTTGTGTTGACTTTCAAGTGTGGGTTTTAGTTTTCCACACATTCCTTAGTAACTCGCCAAAATTAATCGAGATCGGGATCGGATCTTGAGCAACTTTAAATCGAAGTCAAAAAAAAAAGAGTCTCTAGTTTTCTAGAGGCTCTTTTTGTTTTTTATAAGCAATTCTCCTACAACTTCTATTTTGCCAACTAATTTTTGAAATTTAGATTGGTCTATACTTGCGATATCATCCATATAGGAATGAAGCTCAGAGCATAACTCTTTATATTCTTCTTGAAGTTTTTTACGATTGAATTTTCCTTCTGATGTTTTTTTGTAATAAGGTAATTTGACATGAAAATGATCATAGGTAAGTAATGCAACGCCACCTTTTTCTTTTGCGGCATTTGCAATTTTTTCTGCACCAGCATGTCTTTTTTCTGCAAATTCTTCAATTGACAATTCTGCTTGTTGTTCGTTTATCAAACCAGAAAGTTTTAATATCTGTTCTTTTGATGAATTCATATATGCTCCTTTTGTTGACTAGATTTATTTAGATTTCGTGATACAATATTAATTCATTTTATTTGGAGTTACTTATGAATGCTTTTCAAAAATTAGAAAAAGGTTTGTGGCATGTTTTCGACAAAAGAAATCTTGGAGAAAAATATCGCAAAAGGCTTGAGTGGGAGCTTCGAGAAATAGATGTTCAAGGAAAAGCTGAATATTTTTTGAAATTATTTAGCGAGAAAAATAAATTTAAAAATACAAACAATATCATTGTTCCTTGGCTTCTTGGTATATGTGATGATTTTAATGTCGATGTTGATCCAAAATTTGTCCAAGGCGATATGCCAGATATTGATGTGGATTATTTGTCTGAAGTTCGTGATTATTTAAAAAACAAGTGGGCTTTAGAAACTTTTGGTGAAGAATATGTTTGTAATATTAGCAACTATACAACTTTTGGAATGAAGAGTGCCTTGATTGATATGGCACGGGTTCATGACAATCCTAGAGAAGAAATACTTGAACTTACCAAGAATCTTGATTCAAAAGATGAAGATGGGAATGTTATGACATGGGAATCTGCCATGGAATTGTATCCAAAATTGAAAAAATATTGTGAAGATCATCCCGAAGCAACTGCGGCAGCACACAAGTTAATCAATAGAAATAGAGGTATGGGTCAACATGCTGGAGGTTTGATTATAAGTTCAGTTCCTTTGTCCGATATGGTTCCATTAGTAAAAAGAAAAGATAATCCGCAAGCATCTGCTTGGGTGGAAGGTCTTAATGGTCAAGACTTACAACCAGTAGGTTTGGTTAAATTTGATTTGCTTGTAATTTCTAATTTAAAACAAATATCTACATGTTGCGAATTGGTCAAAAAAAGAAAAAATATAAAAAGCATATGTGCTAACAATGATGACTCTGATTGGACAGATGTTTCTTCTTGGAGAAATGATCAAAAATCTTTGGCTATGGCAAATGAAGGTGATTTGAAATGCATATTTCAATTTGATTCAGAAGGCATAAGAAGATTGGTAAAAGCTGGTGGTGTTGATAGATTTGAAGATTTAGTTGCATATACGGCTTTGTATCGCCCCGGTCCTCTTGGCATGTTAATGCATGAAAGATATACGAAAAGAAAAAAAGAAGAAGAAGAATACACCTTACATCCATTGATTGAGCCTATTCTTGGAAACACATATGGAGTTATGGTTTTTCAAGAACAGATTATGAAAATTTTAAATATTGTTGGTGAAATTCCTTTAAGAGATTGTGAAGTTGTAAGAAAAGCTATTTCTAAAAAGAAGGCAGAAGCTTTTAAGAAATATGAAATTATGTTTATTGAAAATGGACAAAAAAATCTAGATGCTACTCAGGAAGAAGTTCAGAGCTTGTGGGAACAGATAAAATCTTTCGCAGAATATGGCTTCAATATGAGTCATTCCGTTGCTTATACCTATGTTTCTTCTCGATTATTATATCTAAAGGCTCATCATCCTCAAGAATTTTACGCTGCTGTTCTTAGCTGCGAAACATTGAGCGATAAAATAAAGGACTACAAGATAGAGGCAAGACGGCATGATGTTGAGATGGAAAAGGTCGATATAAATAAGTCTAAAGAAACCTTTTCTCTTGTTGATGATGTTATCTATTATGGATTGTCAAACATTAAAGGCGTAGGAGAAATACCAGCGAAAAAAATTGTTGATAATCAGCCATATGCAAATTTTGAAGATTTTCTTTTTAAGTTTGGAACAGATGCTAGCATATTAAAAGCACTTGTTGGATTGCGTTGCTTCAAAGATGCTGATCCAATTACGCTTTGGAAATTTTACGAACATTATAAATCTGCTGTTAAAAAAATAGAGGACAAGAGAAAAAGATTTATAGACGGCATGGAAAATTACGAAGAAGATTTTTCTAAAATTTGTGTTGGAGAATCTAGAAAGTTAACTGATTTGGTTGGCGATAATGTTTTCGATGATCCAGAATGGAAAAAATATGATATTGATGAAATCATAGAAACTGAAAAAATTGTCGAAAGTACTACTGGAGAAAGAAGAATTGAGGTTGAATATATTAAGGTCAAAGGCACTGATGACTTTGTAGAAGTTCAGACTGAAAGATTTTATAAAAAAATGTTGGTCAAGAAAACTTACAATAAGTTAAAAGAATTGAAAAAAATATGGGCAAGAAGACAAAGGGCGATTAAAAAGTTTGATGAATCTAAGGTTTTTGATTTGCCAAAACTTGTTGATTTCAATTCCGATGATCATCAGATAGATAAAACATTTGCCAAAGAATTGAGAAGCGTTTCATCTTGTGAGTTGAAATATTATGGATTTGCATGGGAACATGACTTGGAGAAAAGCTCTGATTTTAAGGGGTATACATTTCAAATTTTGCGGGAACATGAAAATTGCATTGTTCCTGTCGAGATTAAAGTTTTGTCTACAAAAAAAAACAAAACCAAAAATGGAAAAGATTATATCTCTATAGAAGCCGAAGATGCTATGGGAGAAAAAAACAGAATATTCTTTTGGGAAGAAGATGTTTTTAGATGGGAAGAAGAATTAAAGAAAGATAACTTACTTAGAGTGAGGCTTTCTCCGCCATCTGGAGGATTTAATGGGTATTCATTAGAAAGGAATCTGAGAGATCCAAACAAAAGATGGCAACAGAAATATCCAACTAAGGAGTTAGATTTTAGGGTTATTGTGTTGAAAAACCCTGCCTCTGATGATGAAAAATATCAAACGGATGATGAAGTTTTGAAACAATTTGAAAAGTGTTTAGAGGAATAATATGAGCGATTCAGAATTGATTATTGATGAGAATAACTTTGAGCAGTATTTTTTTGATGTCAGAAGACATAAGCCACAAAAAGGTCAGATTATGGTAAAGTATACCGCAATTGCTGAATTTATTGATGGTCTTATGAAGAAAAATATAATTGATTTGTTGCATAAAGACAAAGCAGAAGCAGCTGTTTCTGTAATGAGGAATCTTGGTTGTGCCACAGAAAAGGAATCTATTCGTATAGTAAGAGAAGTTTGTGATGATCTTGTTTATGGAATGACTAAAGAAGATGTTGAAAAAAAGGTTTACAAATATACTTTGGAATCTTTTTATTATACACAAAAAGAAAATTTTCCTTCAAATGATCCTCATTGGGTATTGATAAATGTAAAAAACATGGATGAGTTTTTAGACGCATCGAATAAAAAGTGTAAAATAACAGCAAAAATCGTAGATAGCATTGATGACAAAGAAAAAAGCGAATAATATTGGTGATATGATTTTAATCGATACTGTATATCGTCCTTCTATTGGTTCTTTCGGGAAACCGAATGGAATAAAAAACGAAAGATATGTTGTCAAGAATTGGTATCATTGCAGAGAGATTTGGCACAATCAAATGTATAATGCCAAACTATTTTTTTATGCTCATCCAGTCTCAAGAAATAAATCACTAAATGCTTTTTTTGAAAAAATAGAAACGATTTTAAATGTTCAAGAAAAAAGTATTTTTGGTCCTACTCAAAAAAAACATATTATGTATGTAAAGCCAAGTAAGTGGTGGCTGAAATACACGATGAGAAGATCCTTATTTACAATTTTATTGAGATCTTCTAGTTCCTATGATATTTCTTTAGATAATTTTGAAGAGGCTCTTTATAGCAACTTTTATGCTGAAAGAACTCGTAAGGCTATACAGTATTTCCTTGAAGGAAATACTGTATATAAGGGCAAGAGACGAGGATGGCACAGACAATTTGGAGAAGTAATTGTAACTGAAGAAAGCCTTAAGAAATTACTTGTTCCTGAGAATTTAACTTTTCTATCTCAATGATGTTTTTAATATTAACAAAAAAATTATTGTTTATTTCTGTGTTTCTAAAAATTCCACAATCTGATTCTTTTATTTCAACAATCATTTCTGCATCAATTTTATCAATTGTGTAATTGTTATTTATAATTTTATCAATTACAAATGAACCGCTTTTTAATACAATTTTTTCAAAATACTTGTCTTCTTCTGGTCGTCTGCTAATTATACTTTTATTTTTTTCATGCCATTGTATAAATTTATTATAACTGACAAAATTGCTTATTCCAAATTTAAATTCAATTTCATAATCTTCCCAACTTGCATTAATTTCTTTCATTATATGTTTTTTACATATAATGAATTTATCGGATATACTTGGCATTTGCATTTTTTCATTTTCGCATTTAAGTTTCGTGGCATTATTTCTTTGCCAACAAATAATTGCTAAATTATCATTTGAGAAAAAATTATCCATATGCTTTTCCCAATCTCCTTTTTCAATTTTTACCGTGTCATCTAGAAGTGCATAAGATTCACTTTTACACATCAATACAAGTTGATCTTTTATTATTGATGATTTAGTTCCATTAGATGTTCGAATAAAAGAGATTGGTATGGTTGAACAATTTTTTTTAATTTCTTGTAAAATTATTTGTTTTTGATCTAATACATCTTCATCATTTCCATGAATTCCGATGATTATTTCTTCTAGATATTTGTTTGGGAAATTGTTTAAAATAGAAGCAATACAAGTGACAAAATCACACGAAGATGAAAAATAAGAGGATTCGATCAAAAATGATAATTTTTTTTGACTTAAAGTTCTTTTTTCGCATTCGCCAATAGAAAGTAAAGTTTCAATTTTACCAGAGGCATGTTCAATCCTTTGAATTGATTTGAATTGTTCTTCATAAACATCCAAATATTCTGTCCAAGAACCAAGAAGATGACAATCCCACATCCAATCAAGGAATGAAGTCCAATGCTGATAGCCTAAAGAATCGGGAAGACCACCATGTGCTAATTCGAATCTATATCCTAGATTAGTCACTTGTTCTAGTATGTGGCTTCCTGCGTGGTATTCAAATGCAAATCCGCAATTTCCACCTTGTATTTTTGGATCTGGAAGTTTAAGCTTGTCGGTTACTTCTCTTTTTGTCGCATAGGCTATGGTTCTTATGTGTCCACCGCCACCAGATGTAGTTTTTGGTTCATAACATTGAGCTACAAGTCCAACATCTGGTGAGATTATTTTTTCAACAAAAGGACGAAGGAATGTTCTTCTCATCGGAAGCATATCGTCTGTGAACCAGAAGAGATATTCCCAATTTGGAAGTTCTGTGAGATTTTTCAGAACCATCATAAGTGGTCCAAAATCTCTTAATATGCTATTATGTACTGGAATATAATAGGTTGGTTTATATTGAAGTATATTTTCCATTTCATCTTGTTTTGGTTTATCGCCTTCAAATGTATGAATTACAGCTAGTTTAACGCCATAATGCTCTGCATTGTTCCAAGCTTTCAACCATTTAGATACAAATTCTTTACGGTTGTATGTGACAACAACAGCAAGTTTTTCACATGTATCTTGTGGTATTATGGCAAGTTCTTTGATGTATGTAAGCATATTTAACTCCTTAAGAATTATTGTATTTTTTGTAAAGTTCTGCGAACTGAGGATGGTTGTTTATTTCTTTTTCAATACTTTCGAACACATTTTTGTATTGGATTTCCGTGTTCTCAAGATAATTTTTATCTGGAGTCCAACTGGCACTCCAAAAATGTTCTATTTTTTTATTTGAAAAAATTTCAATTTTGTAATTATTGTTTTTTATTTTGTACATTACCCAAGATCCTATGTCAAAACTTATACCATTGTAGTCGCTATTTTCTTTCGGAAATTCAATATTTGATTTGTACTGTATATTTTTGTTTTTATATTCTTTATAATTTATATTCTTCATACTGTAATCTTTTTTAATATAATATCCATACCATCTGCATCCTAATTCTGTGAGAATTGATTTTTTACACATGATGAATGTGGAGTTCATATGTGCCGTTTCAATCCAATTCATGGTTTTATCCATGACTATTTCAGCACATGCTCCAAAATATGGAACTCCATTTTGTACAATGGCAACCTTGGGATCTTTAAATATTTCATTAGCTTCTTCGCACCAATCATTTTCCAACACAACGATGTCATCATGCATGATTGTGTAGTATTCTGTATGAACCCAAGGAATTGCCATTTCTAGTGCTTGGCTATGTCCAACTCTGCTCCATGCCCTTATGACGGTCAATGGCATGTCTTTGTTTTCCCACTTCATATTTCTTAGTTCTTCAAGGAATTTCTGTTTTTTGTCTTGAAGTGATGGGTCTCCACATCTTGTGTCTGGACCATTGATGCAAACTATGATGTGTTCAAGATATTTTTGATTACTCCTAAGAAGGAGGCTGAATAGTGTCAGCATGAGAAGTTTTATCGGACCTTGATATGTGGCTATTATTGCTGTATTTTTTTCGGGAATTAGTGTTGCGTTTTCGCATTCTTCTACAGAAAAAATCATATGATCGTGAGGCATTTTTTTCTCCTTTATTATTTAATTGTAAGGGAATATCAAAAAACAAACAATATATAAATTAAACATGAAGGAGTCATATGGTTACTTACATATTGTGTTTTGTGGCTGGATTGATAATAGGATGGAATTTTTTACCTCAACCAGACTGGGTTAAACAATTGGTTGACAAACTGCTTGGAAGAAAGAATGGTGAAAAGAATGTCTAGTTTTAAAGATGATATTGATAAATTAAGCGCACAATGGGATAAAGCTTTGGCTGCTGGCATCTTTGATGATGTAAAGCCAAAACAACAAACAAATAACAACAATAAAGAAGTTGACTTTTTTGGTCAGATGACAGGAAAAGATACTGAAATTACAGATTCAGATATTTCTAATTGGAAAGATGTTATGGTAACGCTTGGCGATTCATCTTTTTCTAATAAGGAATCTTATTCTGATAATTCTTATTCCGATCAATCTGATGAATCTGATGTTTTTTTGACTGAGGAGAAAACTCCAAGCAAAAAAAAGATCAAGAGTTATAGCAAAAAAATGGCTAATACAAACAATCCTGTTTATCCAAATACTATTGGAAAAGACAACAAGATTAAGCCAGAAAACAATTTCACAAATGGAAAGCTTTTAGATGATTTGATTGAACTCAAATCAAAACTTCATTCCATGTTGTCAGAAATGCAGAAAAATGAAACTCTTGGAAAAGATTCTAAGAGCGCACAATCTGCAATTGACAAGATGTTTAAAGAAATTGATAAGTTGAGCGATTCTCTCAACGGCAGCACTATAGACACCAAAAAGTAAAAACTTATGCGGATATGATGAGTAAAAGAAATTTTTTATTGATAATTCTATTTGTTCTCATATCTGCTCATCTTTATTGTGCTGTAAATGGTATTGGTTATTATAAAAAATCTTCTATTATTGAAAATTTTGGAAAATCATACAAAGTTAAAAGCATTAGAATTGTCGATGATGCATTTGAAGTTTCTTTCACTTCAAATGGAGAATTATCATGTATTTATGGAAAAACACCGCTAAAGATAAAATCTTCTGCGAAAAATAAAATCATTAATTTCTTAAATAAAGTAGAAAAACCTCGGATGATAATCATTTCGAAGTCATCTGACTTTTACATTATTGATTTTATTTTCGCTCAAAATGGAGAAGATATAAAATTTTCAGATTGGCTTAAGTCTAATAGGTTTACATATGGCTAACAGACATATTATAAAATGCGTCAAATGTAGCTGGTCAAGAGTCGTAGACAATGAGCCAGAACAAGTTAAGGATTTGTTTGAATATAAGTCTTGTACTAAATGCAAGCAATTCAGAAGATTTAGGTGTCCTAAATGTGGTCAAATAGCAAAACAACTCCCAATAAAAAATTAAAATTACTACCAGCTTATGATTATGCTTCTGGTAGTAGAATTAAAATGATACCAGAAAGAAAGTTAGAATCTCTTAACTTTCACATTCATAAATTTACCAATAGAGTTAAACCAACCGACAACAGGAAGATATTGTTGGTTCCATCTTTTTACGAATTTGGAGTCGAGACTATAGGAATATGCTTTTGTTTGCCTCAAATAATTCATGCAAATCCAGATTGTTATGTGATAGTGGTCGGTTGGTATGGAAGACAATTTCTTTATAGTAAGATAGCTGATGAGTATTGGGAGTTAGATGAAGACCACCAATGGTTGCGTGAATATTCTGATGCTTTTCGTAATGATTCAAGAAATATAAGTAAGTTTGAAATTAAGTTAAGTCAATTTGGTCGTGTGGTTACTGGCAGTTCTATGGCTCAATTGTGTGTGCAATATTTTTGCACTGAATGTAAGAATTATTTTGTATCGCACAATCACATTGATACAAAGTGTGATAAATGTTCAAGCACCAATTTGGTGAAGCCTTTGTTTGGTGATTTGGGTGTAAGTAAAAAAAGATTTGTTTCAACGCCAAAACCAAGCGAAGGCAAGAAGGAACAAGCGAAACTTATCATGCGAGAAAATTCTGTTGCTATTTTTGCTAGAAACAGAAAGCGATATGGAAGAAATTTAAGTATTGAATTTTATAAGAGCCTTATCAATTTGCTTAAATCGATGGGATATAACCCAATTTGGATGGGTGAAAAACAAAGTGTATATCCATGTCCAGATGATTCAATAGTTGATTTTACAAATAGGCAAGAGGCAAGAGATTTAGAGTTTACTTTGGCAATATTATCTCAATGTAAATTTACTATACAGTTTTACACAGCATCAACTCGCCTTGCATCAATGGTAAAAACACCATGGATACTTTTCGAGAGTGCAGATCAATTAGTTGGTCATGGTCAGGAAGGAATGCGTGTTATTTTGACTACTGACTATGACAAAAAGAAGATAGTTATTGCAAATTTTTTCAAATTGACAAATGACGAAGATCAAGGAATTAAAGTTGCCAAAGAAGCAATTCAAGAAATTACATCTGGAAATTTTGAAACAAAAATAGCAATGATAGACAATCCCGACATGGTGAGAATGAACACAGAAAAACTAGATTATTGGTGGAGGAAAGTATAAATTGAATAATGTATCAGATTTTCTTAAAAGAGCATCGCAACGAAATGGATTTGTTCGTGAAAGATATGAAGAGAAAAACATTCCAACTGATTTTGGTGATGTTTGCATTATTCCATTTTTTGGCGATTTTTGCACTTTGTTTATTTTATCTTCTTTGTTTCTGCATGTATTTAGAAAAAAGAACAAAACATCAAAATATTTTATTCTTTGTTCTTATCCGGGAATGGCTGGTTTGTTCCCATATGTTGATGAGTATTGGGGATTTTCAGATGAAGGTCAAATAAGTCGCATATATGAAAAAGCCATTGGCTTCGAAAATACATGCGATATTATAACTGTATATAAAAGAAATTTGAATGAGTTTTTCAGAAATGTCATTGATATAAAAGAGATTTCTGTCAATTATTTTAATGGATTGAAAAAAGAGTTTACAGAAAAAGATATAGAAGTTTTTCTTCCTTTTGTTCCTTCAAGTTCAATTCTTGGAAAAGAATTTGTAAGGCAAATCAACAATAGGGCTGGATTTAAGGTTTTGTTTTCTCCAACTATATTTTGCAAATTATGGCACAATGGAAAGTCTACAAATGTTAGGTCTAAAAAAGATTTCTGGATAGCACTTACCAAAAAGCTCATCGCTAATGGATTTGTGCCAGTCATATGGCAAAGCAATTTTTCATATGATATATCGCCAGAATTTATAGATGATTGTTTGTTTTTTAATGATAAGGATATCACTAAGGTTTTATCCGCCATGCGTACATCTGGTTGTGTACTTGATGTATTTAATGGGATTTCTCGTTTCGCTATGATGGCTAGAACTCCATTTCTTTGTATAGATGAAAGATCTAGATATAACAATCTTAAAGATTATGAAGTGGAAGATTTATCTTCTTTGGAACTTCCAAAGCAGCATATTTTTACATTTAGCACTATTATAACTGATGGAACTATAGAAATGTGGAATCAGGACATTCTGCAATGCATCGTTAGTAGATTAAATCTATTTTTACCAGAGTTGGATCGTGATAACTGGCCGATGACATCCGAAATATATGAAAAGGTTTCATACGAGGAAGTGGTTCGTGAGATAGAGCCTTTGAAATTAGGCATTAAATTGTTGAAAATTAACAGAGATTGAGGTGTTTTATGAGGCTTGTTAGAGTTGAGATGCGTGACTTGCATCCTAATTGTTCTAGAGATGAAAGAGAAACAGCGTTTAGAAGAATGTTCGCTACATTTAAAAAAGCTGTTACCGATGCTGGAATTTTACATGATTATAAAGAACATGAGTTCTATGAAAGCGAGAGACGCAAGAAGCGTAAGAAAAAGAGAGATGCAGAACTTCAGCGTTTGAAAGTAAAATTGCGTGAGAATTTCCCGAATCGAAAAACGGAAAAGAAAGACAATCGCACAAACAAGAAAAAGAAGTAGGTAACATGAGTAAAAAAGGAAATATTCTTAGTTTGTCCATGGATACGGACATTCAAGAAAAGCTTAAATCGGTTGCCAAGAAAAGAAATGTATCTGTTTCTAAATTGGTAAGAGATTTGGCAGACAAATTTTTAAATGAAGAAGATAATGTTGACATGGTAATATTGAAAGTTCCTAAGGATCTTCGCAAAAATGATGTAGCACTTAAGGATTGGCTATCTCAAAGAGTGGAAGCTGTTGTAGGAACATTAACATCTATTAAAGAATAATAATGGATTTTAAAAATCTTAAATTAATTCCTCCAGAAGAAATACCAATTGGCAAAGATATTCCATTAGATGATTTGATGGATATTTATAAATTGGCAATTCATATGGAGGAACTTTGCGTAAAAAATAGAGGTGTTGGCTTATCTGCAACACAAGTCAATGTGCCGTATAATTTTTTTATCGCCATCAAAGATATTGGTTTTGAATATCTTGTAAATTGCAGTTATGATGGGATAGGCGAAAAAATAAATTATTTAGAAGGTTGTTTGTCACTTCGAAATGATGATGGAACATTAAAGCAATATGAAGTATTAAGGTTTCCAAAGATAAAATTAAAAGGCAAGAAGCTAGTGGTTTCTCCCACAGATCCGACATTGAATCTTATTGATGTTGATGAAGAGGTTTCTGGATTCAAATGCATTATATGTCAGCACGAAATAGATCATGCTAATGGAATTCTAATTTCACAAATTGGAAAACAAATTTCTATTCATAGGAGTTGATTATATGTTGAGCCTAAAGCAAATAAAGCATGTTTGTTATGGAGATTTTTCTAACCCATCAGATCAATGCAGATACTTAGAACAAGATGATTCGGATCATTCGAAATACTATTGTTTGAAATTGATAAAGCAGAAAAGGCATATGATTGATACTGATGTGGATGATTTTATTGCAAATTCTAAATCAAAAGGAAATAATCCTTATCTTGATGGAGTTCCTTTGGGAGATAATTGTTCTGGATTTATAAAGCTAAAAACAGTTTTGCAGGGATTTGATGTTAAGTAATTATTTCCTAATATGTTTGAACATCATCTTGTAAACATCTTTTTCTAGTTTTGTTTTTATGGATAAATTTAAAATTTTATCATTTAGTTTTTGATCATTTAGCAACATCACTTCTTTAGCCATGATATTTGCAATTTTTTCATTTTTATCTGACTTTCTCTTATAGAAGAGCAACATAGCAACAGTTCCTAAAGCAAATATTAGTATCAAAGCTCCATCTCCTTGTAAAATTTGAACTCCTTTATTTTCATTGCGAATTCCTGTGGCATTTAAATTTAGCATACCTTGCTGAACTTCTTTAAGTTGACTATTTTGAATTTCTGCATCTTGCCTAAGTTTTCCAAGCTCAAGCATGAGTCCATTTTGATTATTCTTTATTTCATCTATTTTACCATTCTTATTATCAATTTTATTTTGCATGCGTGGATTGAAATTGGAGCATCCAACTAAGCTAAAACATAAAATGATTGATAAAATAATATTTTTCATTTGACATCACCTCTTTGTTATTTATACTTACCAAGTCTATAAATTTTGTTTGGTTGAAATATAGGATTAAATACCAAACAAATATCACCCTAGCTGCAAGGAGTAAGCACACATGCGTGACGATTTTTTTGAAGACGATTTTTTCGAAGACAATAGCGATCAATCTTCAGACCCAATAACTCAAAGTATTCATAAATTTGTCAAAGAATGTATAGACAAATTCTTTGAAGATAAGAGTATGCATTGTGGTGGTAAGATTCCTAAGTATATGGTCACAAACGAAAAGAAAGTTTCAATGGTTTTGTCAACATCGTTGATCGATAGTGTCGATATAGCCTACGAATGTATGCGTAATATTTCAGAAGAAGATACCAAGATGAATGGAGATGTCGCCCCTGACATTAAAATGGTTGCGGAATCAATATCTGTTATAAGTAAGGCAGGAGTGCCACAGCAATTTGTTGGCGGTATGATGCTAATGTATTTGAAATTTGTAAAGGGCATTCAAATTAATGTCTAAGGAAGATGCGATATTTATCGCTGGAGATTTTGAAAACTATGAATTTCCAAGAGAAAAAAAGTATCTGCTGAAATATTTTACAACAAATATTCAGATTTCTTTTTTAAGATACATTTTTCTCTTTGGGAATTATAGAAACTTTGTCGATCATACTGGAATATATTGCCAAGAACGATATATGAAAATTATGTGGAATGCTTTGCTTAAATTACAGGAAGCTCATGCTAAAGCTAAAAAAGAATTAGATTTTGACTTTTTGGTAAAAATAGAAAATGGAAAATTTTCTATAACTTCATTGCCAAAAGTATAACTAGTTCACTATGATTAAATTTTCTGATTGGGTAAAAATACGAGAATCAAGTCCAGCAACAAGGCTTAAAACACAAGCCTCATTAGGTTTGGCTCCTCCTGTTGCTGATATATTCAGCCACGGAACACCACCTCCTTGGCAAGTCGAAAGGCTTACCAAAGCTTTAAAGCGAAGCCACAAAAAAAAGAAAAGAAAGAAAAGGTATATTAGGGAGGCATCTGCTTCAAAGTTAGTTAATCCTAATATAGATGCATTTATAAAGTCAGTAGAATCTTTGGCTAAAGATCTTTGGGAATTACAACTTGCCAAGAAAAAGTCTGAATCTCAAGAAAAGATTAAAAAGATAATGAAGAAGCATGGCGTTAAGGTTACAGATAAAGAAGAAGACAAAGATAAAGAAGAAGACAAAAAAGACAAAAAAGAGAATAAGGCAAAAATATCGAAACAAGATAAGCCTAAGAAAAAAATAGAATTAAATAAAACAAAGAAAAAAACAGAAGTAGACAAGAAAGACAAAAGATCATCTTAATTTGATCAACAATCTTTACTTTTATGGTGTCATATTGACTGAAATGTGGTTCTAGCTATACAATGATATTATGAGTTTTAACATAAAGACATTGTTGTCGAGTCAAAAAAAATCCATCAATCTAAGTTTAGATTGCACAAAGAAGACATATTTGGTTGCTGTATTCACAGATGAAAATCAAAAGAATAATAATCTTATGCATATTCCATGTTATCAAGGAACGGCTATAAGTGGTTATCCTTATGATTGCACATCAGATTCCTATTTGCGTGAATGTGTTGACTTTATCAGTATTGGTTATATTGGTTATAGCTGTTATTTGAAATTACATGAAAATTATGTAATTAGAGTTCCAATCTGCAAGCAACTTTGTTTCAAATTGATGAATGAAGAGCAGAGAAATGCCATTAAGTCATTTGTAAAGAAAAAGGGATATAAAAATTTAGAAGTCGAATTTTTACAGACGGTGGCGAGTTAATGAGCATAAAAGTTCGTGATAATGATTATTATATGGGAATAGCACTTTTAAGTGCATCTAGAACAATTCATGGAAAGTGTATTTTATTTGTTGATTATTTTGACAACTTCAATATTTGTACTGGAGAATCTGAAAAAGATTCATTAGATCCGGAGCTATTCATGGCTTCAACAACTGGAATTCCAGAATGCAAAGAGGTATTTTTTACATATACGCCAGATTACAAATCAATTCAAATGCTGGCTAATTCCTATGTAAAAAAAATAATTTTTTTCCAAACGCTCAAAATTAACGATGAAGTTATTTCTTTGTGTTCGACATTAGAAATTGAGATTTTTGCCTATGTTGGCAATCTTAATTGGATGAGAGATTATATTTTTTTCATGCGCTCAAAAGATATATTGTCAAACACGCATAAATAGATTTATGGGATGTACATCAAATACAAATACTGGATGCATTGATCAATATAATTGTGGCACTAATGATTGTCCAGACTTTAAAATTCGCAGGAATGACACAAAGCCTGACTTGCGAATTAAAGTCGAAGATTGTGATGGACCTTTGGACCTCACAGATTTGGTGTTAGAAGCCAGTATGTGGGCAAATGGAAAGATTAAGTCATCTATTTCAGATTCAGATACTTACATTTCTTTGGCTGATAATATTGGCTTTAATCAAATCATGATTGGAGATGTAATAGTAATCGATAGACCAAGACAATCCGAACATTTGTTGGTAACTGCTTTCGATGAATCAAATTATTATGTTCAAGTCGAAAGAGGCTATCATGGAACTTTGGTACAATCTTGGAAAAAAGGACAATCTTTAAAGATTATAAAATTCACAAATGTTTCGGCAGTCACAGAAATGGCAATGGAAGACATTATCAATATTGACGGAACAACTAAAAAAGATGTATTTACAGAAAGTTTCTTGGTTTATAATTGGCAACCAGCAGACACATGTTTGCCGGGTTGTTATTTTTTAGAATTTAAACTTATGAAAATGGTAACTCCTGTAGCTGTAGCTGCAATGGCGACACCAAGTTTTACTGATCCTAGTTTGGTTGACTATAATTGCAGCCTTCCTCAAAATGTTGAGTGGATCAGAAGGTTCCCTGTCGATACAGAGGGATATAAAATTAAGATATATGATAGTCCAAGTAATGAGTTGTCATAGTAGTGTAGGAGAATAGCCTATGCCTTCTGTCTCTGAATTTCTTATTGAAAGACTAGAAAATCTAGGTGTAAAACACATATTTGGAGTTTCTAGACAAGACGGCAATCCATTTATTGAAAATATAAAATTAAGCAATAAAATTCAATTCATAAATAATGTTGATGAAACAGGCTCTGGATTTTCTGCAGATACATATGCAAGAATAAATGGAGTCGGTTGTGTTTGTGCAAATTACAATGCTGGTGCATTAAAATTATGTAATTCTATTGCTGGAGCCTACGCAGAAAAATCTCCTATTTTAGTTGTTTCTATTTCTCCATCTATAAAAAATAGAAATAAAGATTTTATTCTTCATCATTTGGTAAAAAGCTTTGATAACCAGCAAAAAATATTTAAAAATATAACATGTAATTCAATAATATTAGATGATGCAACAAAAGCTGGATTTGCGATAGATTCTGCTATTGAAGATCTACAAAATAAAAAACAACCAATTTATTTGGAATTACCAGTCGATATTGCAAACACACCAATAAAATACGATGTTTATCGTCAAGGCACACCAAGCACAAAATTAAGTGATGCGGAAACTTTAAGTGATGCCATAGAAGAGACTTCTATTTGGCTTGAATCATCAAATAAACCAGTTATTTTAGTTGGAGTTCAAGTTGTTCGTTATGGATTAAGTGATAGATTGGTTCGTTTTGCTGAAAAGTATAATATTCCATTTATGACAACGCTATTGGGAAAATCATCGATTGATGAAAATCATCCTTTATTTTGTGGAGTTTATTGCGGGAAATCTTCTGATGCAAAAGTAATTGAAATGATTGATAGTAGTGATTGTTTGTTGGTTTTTGGAGAATGTATTGCTGATATGACTTTAGGATTTGAATCTCCAAGATTTGCTAAAAGGCAAGTTGTTTTTTGTTCTACCGATGGATTGTATATAAAAAATCATGTTTATAACAATGTTACATTTATAGATTTTTGTAATTCTTTATTTGCAAAATCATTCGCCAAAAAAGTTGTTGATTATAAAACTTTAAATGAAAATGATTGTAAAAAATATTCAAAATTATTTTCATTTATAGATCAACTTATGGCAAATGATAAGAATCTTACTGTAATATCTGATGCTGGCGATTATCTCATATATGCATCAAAGATTAAAGTTAGACAAAGTAGATTTTTCAGTCCAGCATTCAAATATTCTAGTGGATTTGCCATTCCCGGATGTTTGGGAGTTCAATTAGCAAAGCAAGAATTGAGACCAATAGTTATTATTGATGAGAATTCATTTAAAATATCTATGTTAGAGTTACCGACCATATTGAAATTTAAGTTAAACCCAATCATTATCGTTTTGGGAAACACTGGATTTAATTTCAAAATGTTTAGAGATTTTTATGGATCTGGAAATGGCTATGCAGCCAATTCCGAGACTGATTTAGAAAGTATAATCAATCAGTGCCTAAAATCTAAAGAGCTTAGTATTATAAATTTGAATTTCAATGAAGGAAAAAATTAATGTATCATTCGAATTATCGAAGACCAGACAATAACAATTTTTTAAAGCCCGGTGAGTTAAGAATAAATTTTCAAATAAAAGTACCACAAGTTAGACTTTCAAATGGAGATGAACAGCTTGGAATCGTAAATACAGACTATGCCAGAAAAATTGCCGATGAAGCTGGTTTAGATTTAGTCGAAGTAGTTGCAAATACATCTCCACCTATATGTAAAATAATGGATTATGGAAAATTTAAATATGAAAAGAAGCTGAAGGAAAAAGAGGCGGCAAAAAAGCAAAGAGAAGCAACTGTTCAGTATAAAGAAATTAGATTGCGTCCAGCAATTGCGTGTGGAGATATTGAAACAAAGCTTAGTCAGGCAAGAAAGTTTCTTGAAGATGGTTATAAGGTGCAGTTTGTAATAAAATTCAAAGGCAGGGAAATGAATCATCGTGAAGGTGGAATTATTTTGATGCAAAAGTTGATCGATGGTTTAGCTAAAGAAAGTCAAGTGGAAATTGCACCAAAATTTGATGGCTCAAAAATGATTTGTAGTATATTTTCCAAATCATGAGGCACAAATGAATAATATTTTGTCAGATAATACAAAAGCTTTTTTTGAAGAGTTTTGTAAAAGACTCAATCGAACAAAGAATAATTTAAAATTAAAAAAGTCTGATTGTAAGATTATAGATAAAATTTTGTCTTGTGACGAGCAATTGATTGAATCATTGTTTGGAAGTATTGGTAAGAAGATGTATGCTTTTTTTTCTTCAATCGATAGAAAACATCCAGACCTTTCAAATTGCTATGATGGATCATTTAAAGATAAAAGTGATCTTTCGCATTTTATAAATGAAATAATTATATCTTATAAATTATTGAAAAAAAAAGAATTTGCACATGTTCAAAATATTTTGATGGAACATTCAATAAATTATATTGAAAAAAAATATAACTCTATCATGAAAATAGATGAACCAGAAAAAAATAGATGTAATGTTCGCTTTGTCAACGATAGAGATAAAATTGAAAAAATAAGATGTCAAAAGAAGATGCAATTTATTGATTTGCATGGAGTTTATAAAAAAGGAATTAGTTATTATACAAGTCACTCGCAAGATTTTTATAAGCACTTGCGTTTCGATGAATCTTTGTTTTCTGAATTAAAAGACATGGAAATTAAGGCTGATAGATACGAACAAATGGGTTGTTTGATGTTGGCTCAAGAGATTAGAAAAAACCTTATAAATATTCAAGATCATGTATATAATACATACTTTGGATTCAACAGAATAACAATGTCTTCATCTGCTATTATATTGGCAAGAAATATTGGCTTTGAAATGAAGGTTGAAAACATAGATTATCAATTTTCTTCTGATAATTTAAAAATAAGTATAAAAAATGATTATTTGCAGGGAGTTAAATTTATTGGCGATTCAAATTTAGATGCCTTTGAATATCAGCCAATTATTTATCCTTTATCTTATTTCAAATCTATTGTAACCGATAATGTAAATGGCGTTTTTAATACATTAGATAATTTTCCAGAAGTTGGAAATAAACCTATTTTTGATTTTTTTGGAATAATTGTTCCATCAGTTAAGATTCCAGAATATGAGTCTCATTATGGTTTTGTTGATTTGAATGGTTGTGAAAGAAGACATAAAGATTATAACGATTGCAAGCTTGATTTTGATCGTTATATGATTCAAAATAATATTTTTTATCCAATCATAGTGGCTGAAAAAGATCACAAGTGTTATTTTATTACTTATTGGCTGTGAGGATTATATGAATAAGGATTGCAAACTTATAAACAAAGAAGAACTTTTATCTTTTGTGAAATCAGTATATCAAGAAGGATGTTTTGGTCATTTAGACCTAATTGATAATTTTTGTGATAATTTAGTGGAAGACTTTTATAAAAAACTCCCATCAGGAGATATTGTTGATTCAGTTGGAAAAATAACTTTGACTACAGCACCAATATTGCCAAATTTTCATTATTTTAGTAGCGAAGAAATATAATAAAAGTTACTATAACAAATAATAATCAGGAATTTTTACAAAGGGCATTTATATGACTAAGAAAATTGTTGGAGCAGATGGAATGGCTTTATCTTGTTCGTCTTCTATCAAGGGAGTTAAACCTTGCGGATCTCAAATCCTTGTTGAAGTTTTAACTGCACAAGAACTCATGAATACTGTTCTTAAGCTATCTGATGGAACTGATCCTAAGGTTCCACTCCAAGGCTATGTAAAGGCTGTAGGACCAACCTATGATGAATCTTGGGGCTTTAAGGTTGGTGATAGAGTTCTTATTAGTGGTGCTGGTGTTTTATCTCCAAATGTAAACGGAACACATAGAGATACTTTTTTGATGGAACCTATGGCAATTAGGGCGGTTTTGTCTGAGTAGGAAATTATTATATGAATGACCCTTATCAAATACTGGGTCTCTCCAGAAATTCTAATTCTGATGATATTCAAAATGCCTACAGAAAGTTGGCAAAACAATATCATCCAGATAGAAATATAGGCGTTCTTGATGCCGAAAAAAAATTTCGTGATGTTCAAGAAGCCTATGACATTTTAAATGATCCTCGTAAAAAGGGTCATTTTGATCAATTTGGTTTTTCTGGATCAAATAATGAATGGTCGCATGGTTTTTCACAAACCATGAATGATATTTTTGGAAGATCAACATTTAAAGGTAGAAATATACAATCTAAAGTTGATGTAACTTTAGAAGAAATTGCATCTGGTTGTTCCAAAACAATTAGTGTGACAAAAAGTAAGATTTGCAATACATGTTCTGGTAGTGGTTCTAAATCTATTCAGACATGTAATAAATGTAATGGAAGTGGTCTGCAATTTGTCAAAATAGAGCCAAATTTTAATTTGCAAACTCAATGTTCGACTTGTGCCGGTTCTGGAAAAATAAGTGCAGAATCTTGTGATGTGTGTTCTGGATCTAGTTTTTCAAAAGAACAAGAATCTGCAGAAATACAAATTAATATAGCAGCGGGTGCTGTTGATGGCATGATGAAATTTTCTGGACAAGGTGAGCCTTGTCGAGAAAAGAGAGGTTCTGCTGGTGATCTTATCATTTTGGTAAATGTATTGAAGCATGAAATTTTTCAGAGACATGACAATCATATAATTATTGAAATGCCATGTACATATCCTCAACTTTATAAGGGATTTGAAGTAGAGGTTCCAACTGTTTATAAAGAAAAAATAGTAGCAAAGATACCATCTGGAACTTATCCAAATTCTCAAATTAGAATTGCTGGAAAGGGGTTGCCGGGTGGCAAATCTGTATTGGGCGATATGTTTATAATACCAAAGCTTGATGTTCCTAGAAATATGCCTCAAGAATATGAAGATATTGTTGCAAAGCTTACAGAATTTGAAGAAAAGCATGTTTCCAAAAGAAGACAAGATTGGATTGAAAAAACAAAAAAATATTTATAGATAATATAGGAGACTTATGAAAGACATTACAGAAAACAAATTGTTTATTCCGGTGGTTATTATTGCTTCATTTATTTTTATTTTATTGGTTTGCAATAAAATCATTGTAGATAAAGTAGCGGATAGAGTTATTCAAAAGTTACAAAGGGAATACTCTCCTTCGCCTTTTTCTCCCGGATTTGATCCAGATAAGATTGATATCAATAAGATTAAGAAATAATTTTAAAAGATTTTATGATCATGGGCTTATCGAAACCACGATCAAAAAGAGTGTATTCAATTGTTTTCCCAAGCTCCAGATTTTTTGGCAAACGAAGAAATTCATCGTGACTACAATACATTTTTCCTCCGTTCTCGAAATGTATTGTTATTGGATTCTTATTTCTTTGAATCATGTGAATCTTTGACTTTCTGGTTATAATGGGCAATTGCAAATCATAATTGGGCAGTAAGCTCAAATATGGTTTTACCCAATCAAAATTTTCTGGAATATACAAAGAGTGAGATTCACATAACTCTTGTAATCTACAGTACATGGAAAAATTACTTTTCATGTTTATATTTACGAGTTACAATGCAAATATCAGAAATAAATATGTTGACTCCATTCCAAATAACATTAAAAGAAGAAGATTCTTCGGAATCTGTGTTGGTTTTTTTTGAACACACTTCTAAAAAAGTATTCTTTGTCGGAAGCATGGATCAGCAAAAAAAAGAATTTATAGAAAATGAACTTGTAAAACATTGTTCTAATTCGATAGAAAGTTTAGATTTTGCAATTCCAGCACATATTTTTGAAAATATGAGTCATGCAAGACAGGGAGACAAATCGTTTTTTGGTCTTACTCCTGATATGGAAAATATTTCAGTTCAAAATGAAAAAACAAAAAAGTAGGAAATTATGCCAGATCACTCAGCAGAATCAATGAAATTTAAGGTAACGCAATTAAAAAATGATCAAGATACACAGCCAAATCGTGACTTTAGGATTTTAACATTAGATAAAATATTTGCTTGGATTGATAAGAGAGGTTACGATGAAACAGTAAAAGAAGAACTTAAAAAAATGGTAAGCAAATATCCACACAGTGCTTATTCTAATTTTGGGAAGAACTTTCAAAATAATCTTGCAATTGCTCAGAAGGCTGCTCATAAAAGTCGTCCTTTATTTATTGGCGAATTAGGTGATAGTAATTACAAAAAATTAGATTCGTTAAATGACGATTTTAAAAAACCAGAGCCAAAAAATATGTCTTTGCCATCAATCAAAAGCATAAAAAATGATTTTGATGAAATGGACATGCCAGAAATAAATAAAACTCAAAAACAAGAAGAAATTGTTTCAAAACAAGAAGAAATTGAAATTTTTCCGAAACAAGAAGAAATTTTAAAAGATCAAAAACAAGAAGAAATTGTGCAAAAAAAAGAAGAAATTAAAATTCCTTATGGATTAAAAGAAATTTCAAATGATGAATTTTAAATAACATACTCAATTATTTTATGGAAAAATTTTATGCAATTATCAGTGTCGCAAGACAAGTAGAAGGCGAATACATTGTTGTAAAGCCAGAAAGAGCCTTTAGTGCCAGAAATAAGGCAGAAGAGGCTGTAAATAAATTAGCAAAACAATACGCAGAAACAATTCAAACTCCAACAGGACCAGTTCAGTGTGTCTGTATCCGTGCGGTGTTTGAAATTGAAGTGGAGAATTAATTATGAGTTCTGGAAGCATTTTAGACACATCAAGATCAGATCTGACAGTTTCATTGAAAAATTATAGCGATGAACAAATTTCTATTATTGTTGTTCATAAAGACAGACCAGAATATCTCAATTTGCTTTTGCAAAGCATTTGTGTGACTAGTTTTAATTCTAATTATGAAATTATTGTTGTTGATAATGGAAGCGAAAAAGAATCTCAACAGTTTCTTGATGAAATCGAAGGAACTGTTAAGGTAGTTCGTAATGAAAAGAATCTTTATTGGTCGGCAGCTTGTAATAAGGGTGCCAATGCATCTGATAAAAATTCTAAATATCTTATCTTTATGCATTGTGATATTGTTATTACAAATCCAAGTTGGTTAGATCTTTTGTTGAATGTAGCTGAATCTACATCATCTGGATTTATAGGTCTTGATACGCAAACCTATACAGTTGGAAGTCAAGATGTAGGATTCATTATGGATCATTGCATCATGATGACAAGGGATTGTTGGAGCGATATTGGACCTTGGCCAGAAGAATTGCCACAAATTGGAACAAGTTTTGTAATGACTATGAAAGCACAATCTCGTGGTCATAAACCTCAAATTATGCGTACACCAGTCTTGCATCACTATAAGATTTTCTCTCTTGGAATTAATGAATATGAAAAATTACAAGAAGAGGCAGTTTCTGTATTACCAAGATTGATAAGTCAAACGCAGTCAAGACCTCTTTAAGCGGGTATTTTTTTAGAGATAAATTTATTCCATTCTGGAATATCAAATTTCAACAACTTATTCTTCGCATAATATTGTGCATAAGAATGACAGAAAAGCTCTTCATCTGTATCTTGTGGTTTATTTTTGGTTTTTTTTACAATATTAGACCATTCTTTTTTTAGTTTATTTGTCATCTTATATGCCCAAACCATATGTGCTATTTCGTGAAGAGTAGTGAATTCCCTTCCGTAATTCCATGGTGCTGCAACTTCAATTTTATCTTTGTGAATCACGCCTATATGTTTATTCTTACTATTTATGGTGTTATTTTTTGTATATTTGAACTTAAAATCTTTAACCAGTTCTTTGTGGCTCGAAGGAATCTTTTTAAGTAATTTTTTTAAATCACCATTTTTTTCTGATTCAAAAAACATTTTGAAATTTAAATTGATCATGAATTTCCTATGCTTCATTATTTGTGTTGTCTATCGATATATATAGATTATCAAGTTACCTTTTATGGACACCATCAATGCCAAGATATAAAAAAAAGAAGACAGATAGAAAACCTAAACAATATGAACCACATATACCAAAACACGCAAGTAAGGTAGAGTCTGGATTTAAATTTGAATTTTTAAATACTGCTCAAAGAGATGCGTGGGCTGCATTCGATCAATATGATGTTTTATTTCTTATCGGTCCAGCTGGAACAGGGAAAAGTCAATTAGCTTGTGCCTTTGCTATTAGCGAAGTTCTTGCGAAAAAGAGAGAAAAAATAGTTCTTACAAGACCTGTGGTTGAATCTGGTGAGTCACTTGGTTTTCTTCCCGGCTCGTTTGAAGAAAAGCTAAATCCATACATGATGCCAATGTATGATTGTATGGACAGATGCATTGGAAAGGAAAGTCCAGAAAAAGAAATTATAAATAAAGCTATAGAGATAGCACCAATAGCATATTGTAGGGGAAGAACATTCAATGATGCTATATGTATTTTCGATGAAGCTCAAAATGCAACTACAACACAAATTAAATTATTTATGACAAGGTTTGGTAAGAATAGCAAAATGATTATCACAGGAGATCCAGATCAATCAGACATTAGAAATGGAAATTTTATGTTAACAGATGTTGTAAATAAAATGAGCGAAATTGGCAAAATTGGAGTTATAAAATTCAAGCCATGCAATATAGTTCGCCATCCACTTATTGCTGATATATTAGAAAAGTTTTCAGAAATAGAAAAGAAGGTATGATTTTCATATAGAGGAAACAATTGTTATGGCAGACAGATGGAGTCTTGGGTATCTGATTGAAAATGGAGTGATATCGGCTGGAGATGCGCCCACATCTGGATGCATCTCTTCTGACGGCAAAAATGTCTATGTCAACAGTTCCAATTCTTCTGTGATTTTAATCTACAATCGTGACACTTTGACTGGAACTTTAACTTTAAACAGCACGACTCCAGTAGATCCAGCAAACCCAGTTTCAAGCTATTCCAAACTTTTGATTTCTCAAGACGGAAAAAATGTTTATGTAATTGGAACAGGTCAGACAAGGATTTACGATAGAAACATTTCAACTGGCTTGTTGACTTACTCCGCTTTGTTTGGATATGGGGGAATTTGCAGTGCGATCTCGCCAGACGATA